TGCCCCCAGCAGGGAGTGGGAATGAAAGTTAAGAACAAGCCTTGACACAGTTTAAATTACACCCCCGTGCATTATCATCTATATTGTTTAGGGGTGGCTACACATCGCGTGCGGTCACCCCTTTTTGTATTAAACAACCAACAAAAACATTAAAACAATGAAAAAAATCTAAGAACGTTTCCTGTTTCTTATAATCAAATACCCTATAAAAACGACAACTCCTAGGATCAGTATCGCAAAAGATACTCTTCCGAGTCTAAGGAAGAATTTATCTGTTTTTGACAACTGTTTCTCTACATATACTTTATCTTTCGATATTTTACTTATCACTGAGACTAAGGAGTCACACTTGCTATGATATATCGCAGCACTATCCTTGTATTCCTTAAGGCTAGAAATACTATCTCTCAGTATCTGTACATCTTCCTGTGATATCTCGTGATATTCGTAGTGAAATTTATCCTCACCAACCTTGTTGCCGTTCGCATCATACTTCGAAGCTGTACTATCCTTGATATGTGTCTTCTCTTTAGTGGTAGACTTTACAGACTCTTTATGCGATGCTCTGTATAATTCCAGCTCCTTGACAAGCCTTGCGTTGAAGAGTGAATCCCACTTAGCCTCGTTACGTTTATCAGTGATGTATGTCTGTTTTTCTATCACACGTTCTTTCGCCTTACATCTACAGAACATTGATAGAATCAGCATTGCTACTGCAATGGCAATTACAACCCTTGTTATTTTATCAATCAGTTTCATAAGCTACTGAATTACAATTGTTACTTTTTCCTTTTTATCCCAAGCTGTCTTCATAGTCTGAATGAGCTTGCTAGTCCATAATCGAGAATCGCTAACCCATCCTTTCTTATCGTTTTTACCGATAAGAATACACCCCTCTGTGTCTTTTGCCGAGTTACCGGAATGAATACGGATACCATCGAACCCTGGCACATCCTTTAATAATGGAAGCATCTTCTTGAATCTGTTAGAGTAGGTATATACGCATTCATAACTGCCGCGTGGTATTGCAGTCTGCCCGTACACCTTTTTCTTCTTGATTTCTTCAAGCTGCATATCTTGGCGCAATCCTCTATCAGCATCTTCAAGAGTATTGCAGCCGAACAATTCACCGTTGACGTAAAGACGGCTGATAGTATAGCCATCCTTTTTCCAAGCTCTATCTATTGTAATTAACATGATTGATTTCCTTTCTGTTGTTTGTATGAGTTAAAAAATGATGATAGGAAAGGTATCCTCTCCAAAAAGTACAGTCCAAGGCAATAATGCAGAAAGTTCGCTACCATCCATGGTGGCGTACCTTTCTTGAATATCTCCATCATCTTTTGGGTGATATTCATGCCATAGAAGTAAATCACAACGTAGGTAATCATTGACACACATTGAATAGCTCCATCCATTTGCCCTTTCCATCTACCAATGGTATATACGGCTGCACATAGAACGAAGTATATCGTTGCGTGACCTACGCAAATAAGTGCCTTCTTGAGTTCGAATTTCTCACCTTTAGCTATCATACCACTAAGGTATCCAAACACAAAGTTGAGAAAGAAAACCAAAGCCAATGTCTTCAATTCTCCATCAATAGGCTTTAAGTAGGCTACGACCGCTATCACGACCCCTACTAATAATTCTCTTAATCTTTCTGCCATTTTCGTTATCCTGAATAATTAATAAAAATAAAGTTTCGGTCTCTTTCTGCAAAGATAGCAAAAAAAACCGAAACTTCATTCAGAATAACGAAAAACTTTAGACATTCAAGTCGTAATATGGAAGTCTGCCACTTTCCAGGAAGGAAATACATTCATCGAAAATCTTTTGCTCGTAGTTGTACGTGTTGATCTTCGGGAACCATTTCTTTATCTTTGCGTCGTTACGCTTTACCATTTCGCCCCAAAGAACGCACCAGTCTTCGAGATTGATGTTGTCGTTCTTGACCTCATGCCAATAGTCCTTGGCTACATCTTTAGTGTGAAGCTGGCCTATGAGACAAAGATGCATATCTGCCATCTCTTCGTTATAATGACACGCGCCAATCTCTCCCTGGACCTGCTTCATCATATCAAGCATTACGCTGTCATTCATTCCGACTTCACAACAATCTGCCATGATCGTAACACAGTTCTTGATAGCCTGCATATCATTGCTAGCTATAATGTCTTCGAATACCTTTTTCATAACCGTATATTTTTGATGTTACTTCAGAAAATACTCTCTGATGTTGTATACACCATCCTTGTCTTTCAACAAATCGAGTGCAAGGCTGTGGGCATACTTAACCAGATGTTCTGTATCAATGTCCTTAACATCTTCCTTGCCGAGTATCTTAGCAATTGTGCATCCGTGGTCGCTTACAACCTGATTCATCGCAACGTACAAAGCGTAATCGTTGTAATAAGGTTTCTCCTCTGTTGCAAGTCCGAGACCGGTCATAGCATTGATCCATGTCTGCATATCCCAGGTTACTGGTGGATTCATACCGTTTACAATCTCAGAAGCTTCCTTCTTCGTAAGATAGTTCTTCCACTTGATAGCGCAAAGCTTATCAAGATACTCTTGTGCTAACTCTGGGTGCTTGGATGCCATGTCCTTCATCATGCAACGCATCGTATTACCGAATTTACGTTGGTTGACGAAGCCATAATCCCATAAAGCTCATCAAACTTACTCATAATGTCTTTTGTTTCCATATCTTGTATATTTTTTAACCTATTATCAAATCTTTCAACTCTACAAAGTCCTCCTCTGTGAAGTTGATGCTTCGCTTGCTTCCAAAGAGGATAGCAGTAGCAATTCCATCTGGCAGGTCAATAGACACAACTCCTTTGTCGATATGTCCGTGTATAAAACCTACATCGAATTTGTAATCTTCCACGGATTTTAGCATCTGCATCATATCTTCAAATATCGTGTTGGCATCTATGTTGCCGTCTTCATCGGCGATGAATAGGGTAGCGTTGTCAATGCTCTTGCCCCAACTATCCTTGTGCTTGGCGATGATGTTGTGCGCTGCACGTTTCATGTACACTGATGGTATGGCGAGCATCTGGATACTCTTTTTTGCACAAAATCATCGGAAATGAGAATATTTTTGTGTTAAACTTTATAAAAAGTAACAATCTGAAAGTAGATGGTTGCAAAAATAGCGTTAGAACGGCTTCCTTACCAAATTCTAACGCTATTAGTGTTTATCCTATCACAACCTCAAGGCTCTCCATATCAGCGAACTTCAAGCCGCAATCTTTCGCTGCCTTGAACAACTCCTTCTCGTCAACTGCCTCGATGGCTACCTCTACCTCCTTGTCGGCAAGTTCCTTGAAATACTTCTCGGTCTTCTGCTTCTGATTGAAGAAGTACTCATTGACCTCAGCGAACTTGGCTGAATCGTCCTTGGTGTATTCGTAGCCCTCATCGGCGTGCTTCTGCTCTAGCTGCTGGCACTCCTGAAGCTTGCGCTGCATCTCCTCGAACTTATCGTCCTTCAAGCTCTCCTGTGCTTCCTCCACATCCTTGTCGTAGGTATCGGCTACGTGGCGCAGAGCCTTCATATTCTTCCAAACTCGCATAGCGGCATCATCGCTCATAGATGATGTCTTAAATGCCTTCAATGTTCTGTAGGCTGCAACAGCCTCGATTGTCTTAATCTTTTTCATAATTGTTTCTTTATTTTTATGTTATACAATATTCTTCTCCAGATTGCCATAGCAGAATACCTTTCCTATTAACAGTGCAAAGTTAAGAAAATAATTCCGAATAGCAATGCAGGAGGAGCAAAATTTACGAATTAAAAAAATCATCTTCCCCACGTTGGGTAATCACTAGGTCGCAAAGTGTCTGCTTTCTCGGTGAGAACGTAAACCACAAATACATTTCTAGTATTTTGTTATATTAAGAACATTTACGTTTTAATGCATAATATAACTACCTCCTGGAGGAACTTGTTTCCATCCACCATCTATATTAATTTCAAAAGATAATTGACACATTTGTCCATAATACCCTCCTTCATAAACATTATCAAATCTTATATATACTTCAATATAATCTGTTCTATCACCTTCGGGAATAGTTACAGAGCCTGTATCTTGACCAGAGCTATTAGATACATAACCTCTTCCGTATGTTGTCTTATTATTACCATACTTACAAACGCTTCTAAACATACCATCAGTAACTGTTAATGCAGCATCAGGAAGTTTATATATTTTAGCTTTACAAATACAAGTAGCACCGACTAATTGTCTCAACGATGAGAAATCAACAAAACCACTAGAACCACTTTTAATACTTTCCATATTAATTTGTCTAGGATAATATTTAAAGCTAATAGCACCCGGAAGAGATATAAAAATTATTTTTGTATCATCATATAAAGTTGCATTACGAGTATATGCTAAAAAAGGTACAATATCAATAACTTTATCTCCACTACCTATATCAAAAGTTATTTCTCTACTAGCGTATATATAATCTGTTGGTTTTTTGCAATTACCAACATAATAATTTTTATAAATCTTATCAGTAGTATTATATGGTGAATCATAACGAATTTGAATCCAAAAAGACCAAGCTAAAGATAAATCAGTTATTATATCATCCATAGTAAGATTTGTATTATCACCAACATTTGTATTCTTATATAGAACACAATTAAATTTAGGAGTTGAAGAATAATAAGCTTCAACGGTATTATATTGAGGAAGAGAAGTCAAACATCTATTGTCTTTTGCTTTACTATTATAGTTTCTAAAATCACTTAATCTATAAGGAGAATTAGCACCACCTTTTGGAAAATGTTTTCCTGATACACTTGTACTTGTATTATCATGAATAGCGCCAACTACACCATATACATTGTCCATATAAAAGTTGTAACAACCTTTAATTGCAAAACCTTCTCCTCCATAATTATTACGTAAGTTCTTATAAGTATCCATAGGTATATTCATACCACAACGAACAACACAAGTATATTTACTATATGAAGATGTTACTATTTCATCAGAGTCTTCTCTAATAGGATATTCTTTAAATTCACCTTTACAACTAATAGGTTTATACTTACTCCATATATTTATATTTTCACTCTTACAAAGAGTAGCAAGATCATTGCTACTCTCTCCAAGAGCTCGTTTAACATCATCAATGCTAACAGGAGCACTAATAATTCCGTTTTCACTATTGTAAGACATAATCGTTATTTTTTTTAATATTCAACTTTAGTTTCTAATTCTGTTACAACTTCTTTAGTAACAACTCGCTCTACTGTTACATTGAACACTTTCGCAAGCTATAACATAAATCGTTCCATACGCTTAATCTTTAGAACTTAAAACACTAGGCAAGGCAGCTCTATAAGAGCCACCCTGCGTTAATACTCACTCTGCTGCCTCGCTTGCCATATTAGCGGCGATAGCGGAATTGACCTCCTTAATCAATGCTGATACCTCACTGAGCTTGCTCTGAGGAACACCGCTGATGTTGTAGGTCAGCTCGCTGCCGTTGGAGCTGGCATTCGCATTGCCGAGATAATTACCATTTGGGTCACCATAGATACTCATATTGATGCTCTCAATGTTGCCACCCGTCTTGTCAACATTGTAGGTGATTTCTACTCGATAGCCGCCCTTGGTATAAGTGGCGGTTGTCTGTTCACTCTTCTTGTTAATCTTTAAATTCTCCATTTTTCTAATCTAATTTAATGAATTAATATTCTTGTTATCTAATCTCTTCTTGTCACTGCTGTCCTGCTTTCCGCTCAATCGCTGAACCTCTGATTCGAGGAAGACCACCCGAGCCTTCAACCTGCTGACCTCATCGCCCACCTGCTCGATAGCACCGAATGCCGTTGCAATCAGCTTCGGAGACCAGTAGTTAATCTTGTAGTAGCCCTTCTCGTCAGTCTCCACGATGTCCTTTAAGTGAGGGTTGCACAAGACGTGCTGGGCAATCCAACCGATAGACCTTGTATTGTCCTTCTTCCAAGCAAAGCCGAACGTTCCACCCATTGCCTTGATGATACCGAAGTAGTCCAGCTTGCGCAAATCCTGCTTCAAGCGGATGTCAGAAGATTGATAAGCTGTAACTCCACCTTTAGCAAGAATACTATTAGGGAAGTAAGTATTCATGTAAGGGTCATAATCATATATATGACCAGTAGTACTAATTGTATATCTGTCATTGTTATAAATATATTTAGTTAAAGCTAAAGCTCTAATTTTAGCAACAATACCATTACGTAAATTAGTATTATTGCTAGGGTGACTAAATACTAATCTTACATAACGATAACTATCGTTACCTACATTTACATTTAAAGGACCAACACAAATATCACATTTGTGTGACCATCCATTTATTATTTTAGAAACATATTCTTTATAACCACCAGTACTACTTCCAAAGTATACTTGACATTTTATATCAACTCCATTATTTACATCAACACTTATCCAACTAAGTTCTTGATATGTTTCATCAGGAATCTTAACAGTAACTCTAAGTTGATTTTTCTTTATTTGAGCAAGTTTATCAGCATTAGTATCACCAAGCATATTATTAGACCCTAAAAAATAATTAAATACCCTAGCGTTATCATTTACAAGATTAAATCTATTTTCTGGATTACCAGGATATGTATTCCAACTAGCACCGTTATCCATTGAATATTCTACTTGTATATTATCTTGAGGAATACCATTAAACATATTAGTAACATTAGCTGCAATACTACCATCCCAATTATTTACATTAGTACCAAAAGCGTTTACATCAGCAGTAGTAGCTTTTATAGCTTTAGCTTTTAATAAACCGTTAACTGATAAATCACCAGCAATAATAGCATTGTTACTAACACTAATACTATTACAACTAATAACATCATTAACAGTAAGGCTTTTAAACGTAGCATTACCTAATTGGTTTATGTTCCAATAACTACTATTTACTTGACTACACATGTCTTGAACATAAACCCAACCAGAATTATTAGCATCGCCTAAATATAAACTACCATTACCTCCAATTCTAGCTCCAGCATTAGGAATTATAGTCTTAATACCTGCAAGTCTAAGTGTACCATCAAGTTGATGAGTATTAGCATTAAATGCAGAACCATCAGCTATACCAAGATAAATAGTTTTATCAGAATGAGTATATTTAAGTCCAGCCCATTGATTCCAATCCCAAGCAGTTTCACCAAAACGAATAGCATTACCTGTATTAAATATTACTTGGTCGTCTATAGCTGATATACGAGCATTAGAACTTATATCACTATTTAATCGTATAGCTCCGTTACTAGAGTTACTATTATTTATGTATATTGTTCCATTAACATTACCAGTACCATCAAAACTTTGACCCCAAATACTTCTTGCTGTTGCAAGCTTAGATGCAGAAGCTACATTTATATTATGTATATCAGTACCATTAAGAAGTAATGTGCCAAAATCCAATCTTAAAGTATTGGCTGTTTTAATAGTCATACCAAAGTAATCAGTAATAGTAGTACTATATGCTCCAGTATTTGGATACCTATGGTCAAATCCATACCAAGGATGTTTATTAGTACCATCACTCCAAGCATCATTCCAATTAGATGACCAATTTATATTACCATCAAAAGTTCTACCACTAGTAGCATGATAACCATCTACTGTGTCTGCATTTCCTGCACTACTAGCATAGCCATTATGCAAAGCATTATATAAACTATTTGCACCTTTTTGACTAAGACTAGTACCAGTAGAAGTACCACTATAACTATCAGTAATTCCTCTCCAAGTATTTTGCCAAGTAGTAGAAACACCATTGATAGTAATAGTTTGACCACTTACAGAACCAGTAACAAAGTTTTTATCATTAGTAAGTTGACTAAGTTTAGTAAGATTACCTGTATGATAAACTTTATATTCAGCATTATATTTTTGAGTAGTTCTAACTACATTATCGCTAAAATATAACTCTCCATTTACTGCACGAATACCATCATAGTTACCGTTACTTCTACAAAATAGAATAGCTTCAGTAGGGGTCTTAGATACATCATTAGTATAAATGCTATTAACTCCAATAATATCGGAATTTCTCATATTTATACCCCATTGACCAGAAGTATAATATCTATCATTAGCCATAGTAAGAACACTAACATCTTGATGACTAGTAAGATAACCTTGACTTTTAACCCAAGATTGCGTAGCATACCCATTAAGAGATTGATGACTAGTAAGATAAGTTCCTAAATCTACAGCAGTTCCACCAGTAGCTGCAATAGTTTTAGTAACACCGTTAATCTTAACACTATGTGTATGACTAGTTGCCGACTTACCACTAAGAAGTGAATCTACACTACTTTTGGTATAATAGTTAGCAAGACTTTGGTGAGAAGTTAAAAATGTAGCACCTTTAGTAAAGGTAATAGTCTTTCCGCTCTTAGATACACTAGTAATAGCATTCCCACTTCCACTTACAGATATTGCATTAACGTAACCATCAAGCGATTGATGGCTAGTAAGGTAATTTCCCTTTGGCTGATACAAGCTGGCAGCGTCAGTCCTAGTAAGGTAGCTCGCAAGGCTCTGATGTGAAGTCAAGAACGTAGTTCCCTTTGTCACGATGATAGTCGTTCCGCTCTTACTGATGGCTGTCACTGCGTTTCCACTACCGCTAACGCTAACGTCCATAGCCGAGCCTCCTTCTAGGCTGGAGATACGAGAATCAAGAGCCTTGATGGAGTAGGCAGAGGCAATCTCACTCAGCGATTCTGATGTAAGCTTCAAGGCATTTGAATAACTCTTCACACTGCCGTTCAAGCCGCCACCACTGGATGATGATGTCCCAACACCATAGGCAGAAACACCACCACTAGTATAGAGGTTTGCCACCTCGTTAGTCGTAGTGTTCGTAATCTTCAACGCCTTATTGGTTGCATCATACTCCATCTTTATGTTGCCGATGGAGATGTACTTTCCGTCAGGCACGATGATACTTCCGTTAATATCGGCAGTACCGTTAAACGAGTTACCCCAAAGCTTGTGAGTATTCGTGAGCTGGAGAGCCTTTTTCGCTGAACCGCTTGTAAAGTAGCCCTGCAAGGTGGTGATACTCGTCTTGTTGGTGGATATGCCCGAAGCGTTCACCCCTTCTGCCTTTTTCGCTCTTGTTACCTCGTCAGATATAGACTTATTGATTCCATCAACGATACCACTTAAAGTGTCTGTCTGCGCAATATTGGCGAGGAAGCTCACCACCTCGTTCCACTTATTGATAATTCCGTCCGCAGTCTCCTCGTCAGTAGTCATAAGGGCGTACCAGTCATAGGCACTATTCCAACGACTTACCTTAGTGGATGAAATGTCGTCCAATACAGACTTATTGCTATGAGTATGCTTTGCTGATACCGCACCATCCCAAGCCGTCTGCTTTGTTGTTGTTGGGATGGAGTAACCAGAAGCAAGACTAATAGCAAACGTACCGCTTGTTGTGATGGTCTTAGTTGCGCACGTCAAACCAGTAGGAAGGGTAAGAGCTACAGATGTAACAGTACCCTTATTGGTAGTATAGCCCTTTGCATCAATCTCCGCTTTGGTATAATAGCTTGCGAGAGACTGATGAGCAGTCAGATACCCTTTATCATTGGTAAGCTGGCTTACCTTCGTGATGCGGTCAGTGATTTCTGTCCACTTATGGGTATGCGCACTAGGTGTGAATGTTGATGGCTTACCCGTGATGTTATTCCAAGAGAGATTAAGACCGCCAAGTTCTGTGGCTATGTTGTCAATTCGGCTGCTGAGAGCCTTGATAGCATAGGCATTCGGAATACTAGTCAAGTCTGCATCCGTATAGCTTCCTTCTAAGATTCTCGCATAGCTGATTACGCTTGCAATCAAGCCGCCACCACCCGTGGTAGATGCTCCTGCTCCGTATGCGGTAATACCACCAAGAGCATAGAAGTTAGCTGCTTCCTTTCCAGCAGCGTCCTTGGATAGTCGAAGGGCATTGTTGGCACTATCATACGATAGATAGATTCCACCAATTTTCAAACTGCCTTCGGTTGTCACGTTACCCGATACGTCAAGATGAGTGAAAGGCTTCTGTGGGTCGATAGATAATACGTTTGCCAGCTTTGTTGTGTCGGTCGTTCCGCTCTTCCATACAGGAGCGAAGAGAGCGAGCTGTACACCAACATTATTCTTGTTGATAATGAAAGATGTCGGGTCTGCGTGCAAAATACCGTCTGCGTCCCACCAAAGGTTGCCGTTGGCGAAGTAGCCAGTTCCGTCAAAGCGTAGGAGGGACTTGGCAGCAATTTTCTTCTCTTCCTCTGTTGTCGTGGAGGCTTGCTTGTCGATAGCCTTTCCACCTAACCAAAGGGCGATGCCATTCTCCTTCGTGTCCGCTCCATTGATACCTGCGGTAACATTTCCCTTATCGTTACGTAAGGCTATCAATGTAGAGAGGATAAGACCACCCTTGACTACTGTGTCTCCATCAACAAGAGCAGCCTTGATGTATTCAAGACCTGCCATATTGGTGATGAGCTTAGTATTGAGACCATCAAACAGATTAGACGTGATATAGTTGTTCGCCACACCCAGCTTGTCGTAGAAAGCCTTATAAGCATTCGTGAAGTTGGTATACTTCTGAGCCGCAGCCGCCTTGATGGTAGCCTTTCCATTTGAATCAGAAGCGTTGTATCTGCTTACGATGTCAGAAAGATAGGTAATGAGTTCATTTTTTGCGCTATCGAGTGTAGCCTTAGCTGAAACCAAATCCGTTTTATAGGTCGTTTCTTTACCATCCTTATCCAACAAGAACTTAGAGCCAACAACATTATTATACGACTCAACGGCTGCATTATAATCGTCCTCCAAACGCTTGCTATCCTGGGCAATAGCCGCAATCTCCGAGCTATCCAAGTAGCCATCAGAGGTAAAAACATCGAAAGCCTTCTTATTGTTAGATACGGTCGTTCCGAGGGTAATCAAATTAGTTTGCGTGTTCTTAATCTCTGCTTGCGCCTTCTCAGCAGCTTTCTTTGCTTCCTCTGCCTTCGTGTCATCGGTATACTTGCTAGCCAATTTCCAATCGGCAATATCAAACTCTTCACCTTCTGCCTTGGAGGTGGAACACTTCAAGATTTCATTCTTGTAGGTACTGCCGTCAGAAGGATAAGTGGCATTGACCCACATATCATTCACGTCGTATGGTGGAACTGGCTGAGAGCCGAAGATACGTCTCTTTGATTTTGCATCTTTGAGTGCTTGTCTTGAATCTTCGAGTGCCTTGGTCAGCTCCGTATCTTTGATGATAATCCAATTATAGGTAGAGCCATCCTTGGCAAAGCGGTATGCCTTGCCCGTCTTGTTGTCATAGTAGAGGTCTCCCAAGTGGGTTTTCTTATCCTTGTCGGTAGTCCACCCAATGGCAGGTGCGTTGGATAGGGTAGGAACACCGTCATAGAACCAAGTCTCAATAGCTCCGTCTATCTGGTTTTGAAGGTCGGTAATCGTCTCCGATTTCTTGATAATGGTCTCAACGGCATTCTTATCCAAGCTCTTCTCGGTGATGTACTTATCCAAGGTCTTTCCATCGTAGGTGGACTTAATATCCAAGTCTCCCTTGATGGTTACTTTCTTCTTGTCGCTATCATACTTGACGTAGGAATCACCCTCGTAATTATTGGCACTAGTAGGTCGGTCTCCGAAGTACATATCTCCGTAGACGTGGAAGAAAGCCTTGTTATTCTGCTTATTCACACCATATTCCACGTACTCCCTATTGGCAAAGGAATAGCTGTTGATGCCGTGATAGAGACTGATGGATGGCGAATAGGTATCTACCGCCGAGAAGATAAGGCAGTTCTGACGTTCTACATCGGTTTTGTTACCGCACTGGTTGAGCACATCACCTTTAGCAGGTACGTCGCTTGCCGTAGCGCAATCGGTATCAGAGAGGTCGATATAATGATACTTCTTTCCTTCCAGCTCTACAGGGTCTTCATCACGACCGATTACCAATCGCCAATAGAAGTGATTGCCAGCCTTGTGATAAGTGCCCTTGCGAACATTGAATGATTCCGAGCGCACTTGGTCGTTAACCGCGAAGTCGTTATCTACCTCATCGCCTTCCTGCTCTGCTAAGAAATAACAACGATAAGCCTTCTGTGACACATTATTATATGTCACAGTAACCTCTTCTACCTTATGAGCCACCACACCGCCAGCAGGAGAGATTATCTCCTTACCACCGATGGTGGATGTTTTATTGATGACCAGCTCCTCGAAGATAGCCTTCATTCTTACCTCCAAGTAATCTGTGATGAGGTGCGAACGACCTTCTGCATCTGGAGTCCACGAGCCTCCACCGACAAGCAATCCTTGCAAGAACTTCTGCACCTTTTCCCAAGTGATAGTACCTTTTGCGATGTCATCGTTTATCTTTGAGATGAAGTGCTTACTTCCTTCTGTCGCAACCTGATTCTTGACCTGTGTAGTTGTCAAGCCTGCACCAGTTCCGCCATTTCCGTTTTGAAGCGACGAAATCTGCTGCTGAATCTTCTGGATAGTTCCAACCTCCTTATCCTCGCGAAGAGTTATGTCGTAGGTAGGAATCTTGCCATCTTCTTCCTTGATCGTGAGCTGATCTATGGATATTACACCGCCAATTCTGAGGTCAGTATCCTCAAACTCCATCAAGTCTCCGGCTTTGAGCGTATCATGAAGACTCTTGATAACTCCTGTAGTATCCTTTTCAGCAAGATCATGCTGCCTTGCCATGAAAATCTCATCAACCTTAGGCTGATAGACGTACCTTGTGTAGTCGTTCTTGTCAATGAATGCTATGGCGTATTTAAGGAGCTTCAGAGACGCAGCATTGACATACGAATCAGGAAGTGTGATGCCGGTAAGAACGAAATGGTCGCCTTTCTTGATAGGGTAGTCCTTGTATGGAAACCAAAGCTCAAGAGCGTCGTCCTTTACTCTTTCAATAGTAAGCCTCCATCTTCCATCAATCTTGGTTGAGGATGCTACCTTGAATGTTCGTCCGCCACACATACCATCCTTCATCGAGATGGAGAAGTCGTCATCCTTTAAGTCGTTGATATCAAAATCGATAGCCTTTTTAAGATAGATATCAACATTCTTTACGGTTTCATTATCGCCAAATCTTCCGTCATCATCAGGAGCCACACCCTCATCAATCTCATCAACACGTACGCCACCGATTTCCATCTCCTCGATAGTAGGGTAGATTTCAATAACTCCATTTGTCTTATCATCTGTTTCAAAGAACTGCGATGCAGAACGAAGACCAATCTGCTCGATGTTGATAGAATCGATGTATGGCCTGTGCGGATCTGTGGAGAATTTATGCTGTCTCCCGGTAGGATTCACGTACTTCTTCTCTTTATCCGTGAGTGTGTTATAGAAATCACTCAGCGATACATGAGGGAATCCAGGCAACATAAGTCTGTTGATGGACATGTTGTTCGGAAGATTCTTTGCGTACTCCTTCATGGACGAAGGAACATTTTTCTTGTTGAGGCCCGATGTGATATACATCTTTGTGTTTCCGGCCTCGACCTGCGCAATAAACGCATCAAGCTTCTCCTTTGACTCCTCATCTCCGGTGTCAGTCTGTGTTCCCTTCAGCTCAGAATAGAATCTACATTTTTTAGAGCCGTATCCCTGTGTTACATAACCGGTAATCTCAGTCTTGAAATCAAATGTAACCTTAAGTACCCAACCGGAAGACTGCTCGCCAGTTTCTGGAGAAACAATATACTTTCTCGGATTCTTGAAATATGTCTCTATATAATCGAGGTCCAGTTCAAGTTCAACATTCGTGCTGGCCCCGACGACTTTCGTGATGTTCGCCACGTACTTGACACCTAGGTCCGCATAGTAGTGAGAAGGAAGATTCTTCTCGGAACCATAAGCTCTCAATCTCGTAACGACACTCTGGTCGGAATCAGCGTTCTGAACAATCTCATATAATCCATTACCGAGGCCATACTTGAAGATATGGTTTGCCTGTATTCCGGTAGTACCGACATAGATGTTTCTTCCTCTGACGATGAAGTTTATGTCCCACTTCTCGTTTACAAGCGCAAGGGCTTGCCAACAGGTCTGCGAATCCACTGTAATGGACATCGATTCGATGACGTTATCGTCGGTTTTCTCACCATAAACCGACAACCACTCACTTTCAAGGGCTCCACGCTGCACGGAACGGTCCTTGTTTCTGGAGTAAATCTTCCAAAGACCTGCACCAATCTGCTCGTTTAAGCATGCCTGGATTCTGTCTAGCAAATCATCCAAAGTCTGTACATAGAATGGGAATTTCGGCAGGGAAGTGTAGTGAAGCTCGTTATCGTTCAATACCACATCGAGGAACTCTGCCCTGGCAAGCTCATCCTGCAATGCGTTGAACTTTACGCTGTCATACACGAAGCCCTCACCGTAGGTGTCAGGTCTTGCCTGCTTATCTTTGCCCGGCTCGTAGTTGAGCTCGAATCGCTCGCCACGATAGACAATATAGTCGCCTATCTGAAAGTTGATAGGCACTTCATGCTTGATGTTGATAGTCAAAAAGCACTCACCCATCCAGGAATCAGAGTACTCCAATCCATGAACGGTTATCTGCTCTCCGTTAACGTCTGTCAGCTTCGAGCCATCCTTATGATAAATATTCCAAGCGCTCATCTGTATGCTATACTAAATTTGAAATATTGCCCTGTGTATCCTTAATCGGCTTAATATCAGTAACAGGGTCGTTAAACTTGAAAGTAATAGAGAGGACTAGCAAGTCCTCGTTATCCGGATCCCTATAGAGGTTTGGATCAATATCCTTAAGTCTTACATGCTGTCTTCCGATTCTATTGAAGTCGCAATACATCTTCATCATGCCTGACTTGCGGATGTAATCAATAAAAGCCTTACATTTCTCGTTAGCGCCGAAAGCCTCGCCGTGGAACATAAACTTAACCTTATTCTCGTAGGCTGCCATATAGAGTCCATCCTTTCCGATATATTCGTCATCACCATGCTCATCGTGCCACTCCCTTTTCGGTGGTTCCTTGACAGAATCACAAGGCTTGAACGGACTCTCGCTAACGTACATACCGAAGTCGGCGATGGAGTCCTTCACCTCGTTCCCATCGCCTTCCTTCTGCATGTATATCCTGAAATAATCTTTCATACCTTAAATCAACTTTTTATAATTGCAAATATACAAAATATTGCATAAATATGCAAGCGATATTCGATTAAAAATGTATAAATATGCAAAAGAGGGCACAGATATAAGTCCGCGCCCCCGATTATTACTTCATCTTCAATGATTTTGTTCCGTTAAGAACTCTATTGAAGTTGTCGTTATACTCAACGAATATACTTTCAATCCTCTCGGCCGCATCCGCATTGCGTAACGTATTTCGAGCAATCGTATTAAGCTGAGACAACTGCGACTTCGCAATCTCGCTCATCTCCGGATAATACTTAGCTTGTTCTGCTCTCATGACAGAGCAATCGAGCCTAATTGCGTTGAGGTATGAGGCAATCAAGTCTCCTGTTTCCTCCGTAATACTCTTAATGGAATTTCTAGAAGAAGAACTGCTATTATCTGACCATCCGTAAGTTTTCTTAAGGTAATCTCTCGTTGCCTCGATTTGCTTTGAGAGTTCATCTGTGCTGTTCTTTACGTCGGCATACTCGGCTCCTGTGTATTCTGAAATAACATTTCCGTTGGAATCCTTAATCTTGTCATCATTCTCTGCGTACCCCTGAGTCTTCTTCAGAAGGGCCTTGATTTTGTCTCCATATGTATTCTCAATCATGGAGTTCAAGATGGCGTCCTTTAATTTTCCTTCAAAGCCATCCACCAAGTCTTCATACCCATTGGCCATAGTTGACATTGCGTCGCCCCAGGAAGACACCAAGTCAGAGAACTTATTACCGGTCAGTTTCTCTGTAAGAGCCTCAATTATGTCATCGGCCTTCTCGCCATACTGAATGAGCTTTTCCAGGTAATCTCTGAAATCTGAGTCCATGTTAGCCCAAAGACCAGTGTAATCCTTCTTAATCTTCGACAATGTATCAGCGTTCATGTTGAGCATGTCTTCCATTCCGTTGAACTGGACTCCGTACTTCGAAGAGATTTCTCCGGCAACATCACGCCAGTTCTGACCATTGTACTTATAGGAACCCTTCCACATTCTATATTTGATAGAGTGGGAGCCAGCTGACGCACCGGCATTGAGCCTCTTCTGCGCGATAACCTTAGTCTGCTCAATCTCCGCCTTAAGCATTTCCTGGGCTTCCTTGGATGCCTCTGTAGCCTCTGTACCCCAATGGATGTTCATGTACTCAGTCTTCTTGGAGATGAGAGAATCCCAAATTGAGGTCAGGTTGTCGTACTCAGCCTTCGCCTTGTTGTAGCTGCTGTAGTCTGCACCGAACGCCTTGATGAGCGAGCCGCCAATGCTCAACGCTGCGGAAGCGGCTGCTGCGTATGGACCAGCACCTTTGAGGAACCCGAGACCCTTCATTTTGCCGAGGGTATCAAAAGCCCCGGCTGTACTTGCTGCCGAAGAGAATGCGCCTGATGCTCCACCTACAATTTGGCCAAGGATTGAATCCTCTTCGCCCATAGCCTTGAATAGATTGATTACCGGGTCAAGAATCGTGCTGAGCGCCTGTATCTTCGTCGCAAGTTCAGAAATGGCCTTAGACGAGTCTGCGTATGCTGACTGCTGATCATTCTTCAGGCTCGCCTTGGTTCTTACGCCGCCAGCGATTCCGAGTCTCGAAGCCTCCTCCTTGCTGACGAATATCTTCGCGGTATCATCCATGCCGCCAAGACGCTCATTTATGAACTTTCCGATAGCCTTACCGCGATTCACCCCTCCGAAGATGAAGCCGAACGGGTTTCTGCTAATCTGCTCATTTCTGAGCTTATCCAAAGCGTCCCTCAACTGTTTGATAGATTCTACAGACAAACCGGTAGTCATTGAGAACTGGTCAATCTTCTCAATCATTGAGTCGATTGTAGCGGAAGAAACCCTATCGAGGTCATCAAAGATAGCAACCCAATCAGATTCCTGCTTGAACTGCTCGAACTGAAGCTTTGCCACATTCTCGTTGTGAGTTTTTGTGGCTCCGGCCTTGGCTCTATCTCTCATCTTCGGGTCTTCGATGCCCTTGATGAGCTCAAGCTGTCTCTCGTATTTGCGGTTTTCATCCTCAATCTGTTGTGCGATGGTTGCATTCTTTTCAATAAGACTAGCCATCAGGTCGATGGTCTCCTTCTTGATCTTGTTGTTCTCATCTTCCAGTTTCTTGCGGATATCGTAAACACGAGTCTCCTCGCCATACTTATCCTTGACATTTTCAAGACTCATTCCCTTAACCTCGTCCGTAGTCAAGTTAAGGCCGGACTGAATGTTGTCGTGCTTTACCGCAATATCGAGCTGCTCCTCCAGGAACCTCTTGTATGTATCAAACTGAACAGTTCCTCCGAAAGCTATGTTCTCTGAACCCTTCTTGTTTCCTGTCAGCTCATATATCTTCTTGTATGTCTCATACTGCTCAGATATGGTATCAAGCTGCTTATTGAGTACATTCAGTTCGTCTCTGCGCTGGTCTTCGAGAAGTTTTCGGTTTTCAGTTTGAATGCCAGCCTTCTCGTTTGCAGCATAGTCCAATCTCTCCCTTGTTGAGGCCGGGAGAGTCTTCAAGAGTTCTTTGATAGAGGTCTCATAATTGGTGTAGTCGGAGATAGGGAACCTCTTTTTATTATTGAATATAACCTCAAACTCTCCGTCATTAGCAAGCTGACCAAGAGCACCTTCTCCATAAAGCTCCTTAAACTTCTTGATTTCAGCATACATCTTCTTGTATAAGTCGATGCGCTTCCTCAAATCTTCAAGAGCCTTATCTGTCTGCGCGCCTGTTGACCTACGGCCACCGGTTTTCTTGTTTTTCTTCTTGTCGTCACCAGTAAACCATTCGCCCCAGTTATCATGATAAGCCTGCATCTTAAGTTTGTACTCCTTCTGCTTCTGTGTAAACTCATCGAGAGAAAGATTGCCCAGCGCAAGCATCTTCTTTCTGGTGTTGAGTTCCTTTTTGGCAGCAGTAATGTCCGACTCTGCGTTGCTCTTTGCTTTATCGTAGTCGTCTCCGGCATCCTTTCCCCAACTCTTGACGTACTTGTTCTTCTCATGGTAGTCGTAACCACTACCCTTGAGATTCTTTTCGAGCTGCTGAGTGAGATCCGAGTCATCGTTCCTGAATACGAGATGAATGACAGCCTCGAATCTATCAGCCGCAAGCATTCGCTTCAATGCGTCTGATGCAAAAGGATAGTCTTTCTGAACCTGAGCCGCAGCATCTTTCATCATGTTTGAAACCTGGACCTTCTCTGCATCTGTCAATTCCTGGTTGTTGCGAATCTTGTCACCAATCCAAGGAAACGAAGTGTTTACTGCGTTATCGAGAGCATCCTTGAATTTATTCTCGTAGAAGCCAGTTTCAACACCCATCGCATTAAGAACGTCAGCACGGAACTGATCAGAAACATCCTGGTTCCATCCCTGCTTTGCAAAGAATGACGAAAGAATCTGGTTAGCCTTACCCTGCAACTTCGGGCTGTTGCTAATATCTCCAAGCTCATCAATGAGATAATCGCGCATGGCTTTCACCTCATCCTTATACTTTTCCTCCCAGGAGTTGAAGCTAGCGAAGTCGGATTGGGTGGCATTAATCATATTCGCCTTTGCGGATGCTGAAGAGAATGCTTCTGCTATCTCCTTTGCAGAAGACAGCTTCTCGTCGAATCCCTTGTATGTACCCTCGTCCGAAAGAGATTTCTGAGTACTCTCCTCAACCTGCTTGAGAAGAATGAGCTGTTCTTTGAGATACTTAAGTCTGTCCTCATTCGATTTCTTTTCGAGAAGGCTCATAGTGAAAGCATTCTCCTTTTCAGGAGCAATCTCCTTAAGCTTTTCCTTATATGCGTCAATGAGGTTTTCTATCTCTTTCTCATCGCCGTCCTTAATGGCTTTATCTGCATCGTTATCGCGAAGGAACTCGCCGATCTGAGTGTACCTGTCTTTCAGTTCGTCAGCCGTAGTCTCCATATCCTGTTTAAGCAGCTGATGCTTCTGCCAGTAGTATGCAAAGATTGCAGATCCGGCAGATATAGCTATTCCTGGAAGACCACCAAGAAAACCGATGATAGAACTGAATCCGGACTTCAAGCCTCCGAGAAGCAAGCCTCCTGCTGCTCCCCATTTGCTAGGGCTAGCCAATCCCTTCAGAAATCCACCAAGGGAGATTCTGTTTACCTGACCCTCCTGTTTGGTGAGAGCCATACCTTGCTTGTACATCTCCTTGGTTATCTGACCGGTAACATACAAGCGTCTTAGTTCAGCTTTTGTTATCGCATTTGCCTTTGCGAGTGCCTGGATATCCTGAATTCGAATCTGATTTTTATACTGAAGAATCTGTTTCTCTACAGGAGTTATTTTCTCACCACGCAAGAGCTTAAGTTCTGCTTCTTTCGCAATATTCCCCTTTGAGTTCAGTATTCTCTTTCCAATGCCGCCTTCCAGGATCTTAACTCCACGCATAAGAGCCGGCCCGGCGAATGCAGCAACCATAGCAGGACCCAAGACGTGAATCTGCTGCACGAGATTGGTAACAACATCAAGTATGCCCTTGAAGGTTCCACCTATAACATTCTTACCGTTAGCAAAGTCGGCAAGCATGATTTCCCAGGCATCCTTCAGTTTATTGTAGCGTCCGAGCAAAGTCTCACTCAGAACCTGCTGCATATTATAGAACTGACCACCTGCATCAGTCATCTGCCAGAAGATAGACTTTACGTCATCAAAGCTAACATCTCGGCTTGAAATTCTGGTCTTAATCTCTGATGTTGAGACATTTCGACCCTCTTGCTTAGAGTAGAACTCTGATAACTTTTCAAGCAGAGGAATACCGGCATAGGCAATCTGACGAAGCTCCTTGCCATCTAGCCAACCACGAGCCTGAACCTGACCAAACGCCAATGCGATACGGTCAAAGCTAACACCAAGACCGGAAGACATATCCGCAAGCCTCTTGGTTGTGTCATAGAGCTGGTCGTACTCAACTCCATACGCAGCCAACTGCTTAACGTCTCGGTTCAACTCAGAGAACGTAAATGGCGAATTAAGAGCGAGTTCCTTAATCTGATTGAACATTGTGTTCGCATTCTGCATATCACCAAGGATGGACTGGAGAGCAATATGTTGCTTCTCCATCTCGCCACCAGTAGTGATGATGCTCATAGCGAACTGCTGTGCGCCGAACACAAGACCTCCCTGCAAGAAAAGTGACTTCAAATCATGCACGGTTGAATTCAACTTTCCTGCATGGCTATTAGCTTTCTCGAAGCCACGAACCAGCTGAGACTGGATCTTAGCTCCTGAGTCAACGATAGCTTGCTGACGCTTCTGTTCAAGCTCAATACCTCTCTGAACCTCACGGTTTACCTTCGCTTGCTCTGAAGCAAGGTGGCTTATTGATCGAACTTCTCGCCCCGAACCAATACCGCCTATTTTTCCAAGGGATTCGGCATACTTGTCGCCGCGAAGTTTGGCAAGGTTTTCTTCCAAGAATCTAATCTTACCTATCGTCTCCTGTATCTTGGCATCAACTTTCGTAGTGTCAATATTAAGAGACTTGGCTTCCTGCCTCTTTCCCCACAGGTTTTGTAGAGCATATTTTAAGGCTTGTATTCTATTCAGAGAGGCTTCGATCTCTTTCTGCCTCTGCTTCGCATTATCCTTGAGCTGCTTGGAATACTCTTTCTCTGACTGCAACAACTCCTTGTTCTTTTGAATGAGTTTGTCCTTCAAATCAGACGGATTTGCAGAATCAAGCCTAGAAGCTTCTTTTTGAAGTTCTTTCAGGCGATTTACGTATGCCTCTTGTGCGCTAATTTGATCTTTCTGAGAATCAATCGACCAATTTTTGTACGTTTCAATAATGCCTTTTCCGCTCTCTAATTTCGATAACAGTCTGTTATACTCTTCGAGCAACGGACCAGTTAGCGCCTTACCATTCATATTCCTACCGTCAACTCCAGGCGAAATGGAATGTAATTTTGATTGAGTCTCTTTTTGAATGGCAAGATTTTTTTCAAGTTCCTTATTGAGACCCTCTAAAGTCTGCTTGTATTCCTCCAGCTTTTTAGTTTCAGATGCTATTTTGTCGGAAAGAATCTTGTCGCCACCAAGCCCTTTGCTATACAGAACAGTTTCATTAAACTTATTCAGCGCATCAATATCACTGCGGAATTTAGCAACTACAGAGCTATTTTTCTCAAAAGCAGCTCTCTGGTTATTGAGATTTTGAATAGTACTTTCTATCTGCTTGCGGAAATTCAGCTGCCCGATAGCCACACTATTCATATCTCTTTGATCCTTCATTATGTCGTGCGCACGAGTCTTATACTCAGACAAATTTGCCAAAGCGTTTTTAAACTCCTGACCGGCCAGTCCTTTTCCGGAGATGCTACGAATATCCTCTTTGATTCTCTCTATCTCAGAGCGTACAGATTCTAGCTTAGAGACATCCTGTCCTAAGCCTATACCTCTACTGGAGAGTGCATCTATATTCTTCAACAGGATTTCTATGTCTGCAAGAGCTTTCTTCTTCTGGTTCTCACCTGTTTGGATTGCGTTGAACTTATTGATTGCTCTCTCGTGCTCCCTTTCGAGTGCAATGACTTTTCCCTTCTCTCGTCCGTATGCCTGTGTTGCTGCGGCTGCCTTCGTCATCTCTACAGCAACATCGGAAAGAAGGTTCTTCATCTGCGCAGCATCGGTAAGGATTGATTTGTTTCCAGATGCCGCCTGTAATCTGGCAAGTATCTTGTCAAGCTCGGTAATACTTCCGCCAAGCATGTTTGTGCTGTAACCCTTCAAGGATCCCTCTGCCATAAGGTCTCGCATCCTAGCGAGCTTTTCGGTTACTCTTGCAATGTCAGCTTCAACCTTTGCTGCTCCACCGGAAAAGGCAGAAAGAGGGTTCTCCTTTTTGAACTGATCAGTAATCTGCTTTACATCACGGAATGTCATTTGAAGAACCTTGGCATAATCCTGCAAAACCTTTGCGCTATCTACGCCGCCACCTCCGCCGCCTTGTGCTTTATTCTGCAATCTGAAAAGCTGATTATTGATATTCTCAAGCATCAGCTCGGCTTCCCTAAGTTTCGAGGTATCAACATTAGGATTCAGTGAGCGTAGCTCTGAAATCTTGCTGCGCTCAATATTGATTCTTTGAAGCATATCGAGATAGGAGAGAGCGTTTTTTACCGCCAACTGCAAATCTTTAGCTTCATCACCTTTGTCGTTTTTCTTGAGTTTGGAAATTCTTCTGTTTATCTCATTGAGAACATCTGCAAACTCTTTGGCTTTTTCTGCCTGCTCCTTAAATCCAGACTTTTTTGTCCCGAATCCCTGGAGGGCACGAAGAAGCGCGTTCGCAGCATCATCACCAGTCTTCAGCTTGTCAATGATTTTCTGCAACTCCTTAGAGGTATTATCCTTGACACCAAGTTGGAACCACAAGTCACCTAAATTTCCACCTGCCATATCCTGAATATTTTAAAATTAGAGTTTATTGTTTAAGTAATCAGCAAGACTTATCTTCTTGCCAACGAGGCTTCCCTCATTCTTCTTTTTCTCCATCCATCTGTCGTAGAGGTCATCCATCTCCTTCTTGGTATGCTTCTTCGGACCGCCTTCCTTTTTGGTCTTTGGATAGACGACAAGAGGCTGGTCTGCAACCATGAGGTCAATCTGCGCCGATGAATAGCCCCACCAGTAGTCGTAGGCCGCGATGAAGTACTTACGCTGAAAGAGGAAGCCGAACTTCTCCGCTAGTGAGAAGGCTGCTCCCCAGCTTGTTCTGCTTGGATAGCTTTTACTTCGCTCCTCGTCATCGTCATCATCACGTCCGTCATCCCGGTCGCTAATATGGTAGCCAGCGAGAATGCGTTCGATGGAATTTTTTTTTTAGAAACATCGAGGACTCTCAGCACATCGGCTATATCCACATCCTTGATGTAGTAGAGCCAGCGCCAGTAGATCCAATACAGGAATCGTATCTTCCAGATGTTGTTGAGGAGAATGCAGACACAAATCTTTACGTTGCGCTTCCATTCGTTCTTCTCCTTTGCCCTGATGTGGGAACACATGCTCATGGTTCCCTTGCGAAGCCAACCGAGCTTGTGCTTCTTGCCACGGAACACGAACTCGGTAGGCTCGTCGTGCAGCACGCTGTCAAGCAACTCCTGCAAGTCCACTGAAGGCTGCTCTATTTTCTTTTCTTCTGCCATGATTGTATGCTATTAAATGAAGAAGGGCGGCACGGCTGTTGATTAGCCTGCCGCCCAACGGTTTGTTATCCTGAATCTAATTACCTAAAGAAGCCTTTACTTGATTAACCGCCAATGCCTGGTCCAGCAGCAGCTGGAGCCTTAGTAAGCCAAGCGATGCTACGCTTACCTGCACCCTCGATAGAACCTGAGAACTTAAACGCAACAGGCTCAGTACCAGAGTTATCCCACTGCAAGGTAGCGTAGAGAGCGATGTTGGTGATAATCATAAGGTTCTCCTTCTCGTCGTCAACGATAACGATAGTACCCTTGATCTTGAACTTCTTAGGCTCAACAGCGATACCTGTAAAGCCGGTAGTAGCGTCGAGGGTAGCGTCACCTGTACCCTTCAGAGTAACCTTGGTCAGTTCTGTGATAGCATCCTCACCGAACATAATTGTCAGCAAGTCCTTTGCCTTTGAAGGAACAACGAACTCTACGTTGAAGTCGCCGAGCTCTGCGGTAGTTGCCCAGTCGCCTGCAAGACCGATAACCTTGTAGTGGTTGATGGTTGGGTCATCCATAGTCGCCTTCAGCGAGTCAACGGTAACCGGAAGCTCAACCTCTGGGGTGATGTCAACTGTAGCCTTGCTCAAATCGGTAATAGCCTTTGAGTAGAGCAGAGTTTTAGGACCATTGAAAATGTCCTTCATCTTGTCAATAGTTGTCATAGCCATAATCTAAAATATTTTAAATTGTTATACCTGAATACTTATTTCGTACGTAACCTTCCCTGTATGATCGTCACGGAAAAACCTGCGCCGTCGTCTGTCTGTAGCGTTATACGAGGATTGGAAACAATGAGATTTTTTGTGGAGATTGGAAATCTGTCCATAATCTCCTGGACTTTCTCGTCAACGCTAGAAACATCAAATGTGTTTGGATTTCTTGCTGAAGCTTTATCGCGCACATACAATTCGATTTGAGCTGTAGTGGTGAAATCATTGTAAACTCCACTTGAGTTCATCTCGTTATTGTAGATACTAGATGGAAAGTATACCACGATGTAGCTGTTGATTTTCGTATCAACTGCTTTTGGTCGGCTCCGGGAGTAGAGCTTGTCACAAATCCCCTTCATTGCATTGCCGACATCGAAATATAGAGTCTTAATACTAACCATATCTTACATCGTTCTAAAGTATCTAACCAAATATTCTCTAAGAGAGGTAATCACGTCGTGGCCTCTCTTAACCTCGACAAACTTAGCGTAATCCACACCGGCAACAAGGAGCATCTGCCATGTAGCATCGTACTTTCCTTTGTTGTGCTCCCTGGAAACAAGTTCATCCCACGCCGCATTTGGACCATATTCACCACCTTCTCCGTATTCACCCTTGTAAGGTCTCCTTCCGCTGTCTTTGAAGGAGAATGAGCTGCGATAATACTTATCGAGGTTGTATCTCTCTCCGGCAGCAAGGGTTACTCGGGTTGGCTCTGGGCCTGGAGCATAATGAATCGACTGCAATGAGCCGTTGTAATATGTACCGATGGCTGTTGACTTGTACAAGTTACCGGTTACGTCATCATAGTTTCGAGACTTGTCAGCAGCCTTCATTGTCATTTCAGCCGCATGGTCCATCTTCTGCTGCATCTTTGCTACAGCCATCTGACGGATTTTCTTCTCGACCTGTAAAAACTGACCTGATAAACTTGTCATAATCTAAACCCTTGTCAAATTCCAATACACAACAGTCCTGTTATTATCCGGTTCGCAGTCCTTAACCATACCTACCTCGGTGTTGTTGCCGACAGTGGAGTAGATGGTGTCGCCGTCAAGAGGACATCTGTCAGCATCCCATTCGTCATATCTGACCGGAATCGATGCCTTCCTCTTGTTCTGGTCGACATTCTTGTCTCCCTCTGTAGTGGTATCTGTGTAACTGCGGCCTTCGCCATAGTAGAGAATGATTTCCTTGTCCTCACCAACTGGAGCGTTATCATCGGCGAACGGGTCATCAGGGTCGGCTTTTCCGACGACCTTCCTCACGATCTTGATGATGTGAGGGTATCTTGGGTTTCTGATGTTTTCCTTTTCCATACGCCTTATTTGATGATGTGAGGGAGAGGTTCTCCCCAAGGAGAATAATTCGCCCTCTTTACTCCGTGGGAGGTCACCCGGAAGGTGGACTTCTTCTTGAGCATTGAATCAGGCTCCAGCTCTGCATAGATAGCGTTAGCCTCTGCCTTCATCTCGCTCCTGTCGTTGTCCGACATGTCATAGCCACCTCCCGAATGAGTCCATCCGTTATCGGAATCGGAGGTGTTGTTCACCTTGCTCGGACCAAGAACAAACCATTTCAGCATGTCGGCATAGGCAAGTCTTACCTTGTCCTTGTCGCAGGCTTCGAGGTCGATACCATTTTCGAGCTCCCTGTCGTGCATGATGCCCAACAGAGCCTTCATCGGCATCTCGAACTTCACCTTATTAATAAGGTAGTCGTTCACAGTGTAAATGTTCATCTCCGAATCCATAGTCATACAATCTAGTTACGTTAAAGAATTAACCCTTCTTGGTGATGTCGATAATCCAACGGTAAGGAGAATCGAGCATAGCAGGAACAGAAGCGAGGAACAAGTCTGTTTTGAACTCCTGGTATAGACCGTTTGCGGTAATCATGTTACGCAGCAAGCCAAGCTTGTTGTTGGTCTGCGCCCAAGCCACATCAATGAGCTTGTTGCCAAGGGTGTCAAAGATACGCTTGTCAAGGATCTCCTTACGCATGAAACGCAAAGGCTTGCCAGCAGGGCGAAGAACGACTGTTCCGTCTGCCCAACCACGAATCTCTGTAACTGTGCCATCGAAGCGCTTGTTGTGCTCAACCTCATCGACAATCTCGATAGGAGAAAGACCGTTGAGGTCAACAACAGACTTCAAGAACATTGCGTTGTTTGGACCGTAGTTCTGCAAAACTGCCACAAAGTTAGCGTTCGCCCAGCTCTTGTACAACTCAGCAATCTGCTTGTTCTTCAAGAATACGTTATTGTAGTCGTTCTTGGTCATCTGCCATACGAGAGGTACACTTCGGTACTCGATGTTCTCCTTGCGCCAATCCTCCTCAAACTTGCGCATCTGCTCAAGCAAGTCGCAGTTTGGATCGTTCCAGGCAAGCGTACCCGCCTTTTTGAAGTTCTCCTTTGGAACCTTTGCGTCATACAGAGGCTCCTGGATACCACGACCAATCTTGTCGTAGTCGATGAAACCTGTCGAACTCAACTGGGCTGACATGTAGGTCATAGTCATGTCGAGTGAGTCGTACAATACCTGTACCTTGTCTAGGTAAGCATCAACCAGGTCAGCGTCGTTGCCGAACTCATCCTGGAGAAGCTTCATCTTGTGGTAACGCTCTGTCGCAGTCTCACGGAAGCCGTCAGCAGCGAAGTCTGGAATTGAAGCGGTGTACCACTCAATACCCTCATGGTCGTTCTGATAGCCCTCGCCGAGAGGAGCACGGAGGTTCATCAAGGTTGCAGGGTTCAATGTACGTGTGCGAACCTTGAAGGTTGCATCACCATTGTTAGATGTAGGGGTGAGATCTGGATCAATGTCACCCTGTGTCAGATACCAGCCGTTGTTACAGCGAAGTACGCCGTCACGATTGACGAACTTCTGAAGGTAAGTGTTGTTACCCTTACCAGTGAAGAATTTCGCAAGCTGCTCGACACCAATATCAATTTTTGCCATAATCCTGAATCAATCTTTTTACGTTATACAATAGGTTAAATGTGCCAGAACTCTGGGTAGAGTGACTTGTTCATCGCCTTAACAGCAGGAGGAACAGGACCCATGCGGTCAAGCCACATAACGCAGTCTGGATTCAACATACAGAAGTTGACGTTTGTACGAGGCTTGTGATACTTGTCGCCGCCGGCATCGAAATAAGGGAAATCGTTGTCGCTCGGAGCAAAGCAGTTAGGGTTGGTTACCATTGGCAGCACGCTCGCGCCTGCCTTCTCTGCCTCCACCAGCACGTCGCCAGCGCTCAATGCGCCAAGCGCCTCCGAGAGGGTCAGCTTCCATACGTCGCCTACCGATGTGTCGGTGGTTGCCTCCACGGCGGTCACGGTCACACCCTTTGCCTTTGTCTTGAAGTCCTTCTGACCGACCATGATGGTATCGCCAGGGAACGGGATGTGAACGAATCCGTTACGAACGATGTAGATGTCTGTGTCTGTAGCCGCAGTAGTAGCCTTTGCCACGCCGTAAGCCTTCAGAATCTTGATGGTAGCACCAGGACCCTCGTTGCCAGCTGTAAAGCCGAGGTCGTGCTCAATCAAGTCGCCGGCATAAATCTTAGCCTGACCCTTGAATGGGTTGACGAGCTTACCACCAATAGGTGGGTGAACGAAGGCATTCTTGACAAGTGCCTCAAGACCGGCAAACACGTATCGGGTTCCGCCGACCTTACCTTCTGTCTGAACGATGGTTGCGCCGTGGTTCAACATACCACGAGTACCCATCTGTTCCATGTAGGAAATAGAAGTGTTGTCCATAATCTTTTTACCTTTTTAAAATTGTTATCCTGAAATTACTTCTTGTCTCCACCGCCGAATCTCTTCTTTCGACGCTCGGCCACTTCTTCCATAAACTTGTCATCATCTGTGGACGTGCCTCCGCTAGACGTGCGACTGCCTTTTGCAGGAATACCGTTTTCACCGGTAGCCTCCTTGTACTCTGCGGTGTAGATTTTCTCAGCCTTAGAAACCAGGTCGTCGATGTCGACATCTTCGTCCGGAATCTCCAGCTTTGCGATTGCAGCATTGAGGAAGTAGTTCTTCATTTCAAGGTTTGCCTTGTCGAACTTATCCTTCAAACCTGCCTTTACAGACTCGATGGTTGCCTTCCTTGCAGCCTTCTTGTCTCTTTCTGCGTTAGCCTTTTCGAGAGCTTCAAGTTTCTCAAGCAGCTTGGAGTATTTGTCGTCAGGATCGTCACCCTTTTTAGCCTCCTTGCGCTTACGCTCCTCTTCCTCTTCCTTCTTCTTGCGTTCAGCTTCCTCCTTGCTCTTCTTTACCTCGTCAGAGATATTCTTGTGCAAGTTGCCGTTGATACGCTTCAGACGGTTTGCTAACTTGGTAACCAACTTGGAATTTGCTTCCTCGTCATCACCGAAATCTTCCAAAACATCATCAAGTTCCTCATCGATGGTCTTTTGGCTAAGTTCTTTGAACTTGGTGGTATCAACCTCCTTGTTCACTAATGCTAAGAGTTCCTCTCTTGTCATGTTGTTTGTTGATTTAAAATGTTATCCCGAAAGTGGTCCCTCCACCTCGAAAACGTATAAATATACCTTTTATTTTGCAAATATATGAATAAATATGCAATTATCAAAGGAAAATTGTATATTTTTGCAGTATTAAATGTATATTTATGCAGAAAGATGTATTTTCAGGATTAAAATTGGATAACGGAGAGCCTATTTATACTCAAGAGTATATCCAATCATTAAGAGACGCCGACAAGAAGCATCCCGACAAGCTGAAGATTATAGCTCAGCGTGGCGGTCAGGAACGCATGCTGTCTATAGACGCTGATATTAAGATAGTTGGCGGTTCGCGAGGCGGCTCCAAATCGTTCTCATCCCTAATGGAAGTTCTGAAGGATATTAAAAATCCAGATTTTCATGCAACAATTCTTCGTAACGAAAAAGACGACTTACAGTCCTTAGTGACAGACTCTTATAAATTGTTCTCCCAATTTGGAACTTACAATAAGTCGCAAAATGACATGACCTGGAACTTCGATAACGGAGGATGGCTCAAATTCTCGTACTATGCTGGAGCCTATCAGGATTTCAAGACACGATTCCAGGGGCGCCAGTATGCCTATGTCTGCATCGATGAGGGTACTCAGTGTCCATACAAGAAGTTCAAGTACCTATTGACCAACAACCGAAACGCAGCTCACATCCGAAACCGATTCTGGATTACCTGTAACCCTGACCCGGAATCATGGGTGCGAAAGTTCATCGACTGGTGGGTTGACGAGAATGGATACATCATACCGGAACGTGATGGAGTCATTCGATACTGCTTCATGGATGGAGATACACCGGATTCAATCTACTGGGGCGACACAAGAGAAGAAGTATACGAGCAGTGTAAGGGTATCATCGATAGTCTTTGGAAGGATAGCTACGAGGAGCTTGGATACACAAAGCTCGAAATGTTCATCAAGTCGGCAACGTTTATCCGCGCAGACGTGTCAGAGAACATTAAGCTTATCTCCACCGACGCATCATATATCGCCAATCTTGCCCAACAGGACGAGGAACAGCGTATGCGAGACCTGGAGGCTAACTGGAACTGGAAAGCTGCCGGCGATGACATGATCAAGATGGAAGACCTTGATGAAATCTACGACAATGCAGAACAGATAGGAGATGGAAAACGCAGAGCCTCTGCCGATATCGCATTCACCGGCGGCGATAACTTCGTGATGTGGCTTTGGGAAGGATGGCATTGTAAAGACTTGGTTGTTTTGAGGCTGGACCCTAAGACACTCGTTTCTGTAGTTGAGGCCAAGCTGAGAGAGTGGGGTGTCGAGGAATGTAACTTCACTTACGATATGCAGGGTATCGGTCAGTACTTTAAGGGATTCTTCAAGGATGCCGTCCCATTCAACAACCAGGCAGCACCTATCGCTAGGAATCATCAGGAAGAAGAAGGAATCAAATACCTCTATAAGGATTTGAAGTCTCAGTGCGCATGGTTGTTCTATAAGATGATAAAAGAGAAGCAGATTTCAATCGACTCGGCCCTGCTTGAAAGAAAGTATTCAGGAAACGGATTTGACAAGGTTCCTCTCAGACAGATTCTTCAGAAGGAGCGTAAGATGCTCAGACGTGACGAGAATAGTGATGATAGGGGATTCAAGCTATTACCTAAGAAGATTGCCAAGAAATATGTCGGGCACTCGCCTGACTTCTTTGAATTTTGGTTCTATGTAATGATATTCAGTTTAACAAAAAAGAAAAATAAAAAGGTAAAAGGATTATGGATGCTATCAAGGTAACAAATTTCAGAAAGATTCTGGTAAAGAAGCCTTTCTTTGAACTCACGCCAAAGGGGTACATGACCCACGATGGCTATTGCAGGAACGAGGTGTCCGATAATGAAGACCCTCAGATGCCGCAAGATACATTGTACAGAGTGATTAAGACTCAGAAGGACTTCCTTCGTGAGTTCTATCCTACGTCCCACAAAATCTTCGACAAGGATCTCTACCCTGACATCTGGAGAAAGAACCCGGAAGACGGGAAATGGTATGTCCAGGAGATTCAAAGAACGGCATTTGCTTTCCAGCAGGTTATTCATACGAAGCACGTTCTCCATATGACAGGTAACGATATTCAGTTTGAGCTTGCCGGTGATCCTGAGATGAAGAAACAGGAAGAGTATATTAATCTCCTTGCCAAGTTCAAGAAGGGATGGTATATGCACGATATGGAGATTCGTCACTATGAGGCTGTAAGTTCGTACATGAAGGTTGCTGAAGCTGCTGTAGTCGGATTCTTCGATAAAAACAAGAAATTCGGTACTCGCACATTGGCTTTCGATAGAGGAGATACATTGTATCCTCAGTTCGACCCTCTTACTGGAGAGCTTGTGGTTTTTGCAAGGAAATACAAGGACTACGACGAAGAAGGAAACGAAAAGACTGAGTGGGTAGAGGTGTGGGATGACAAGACATTCTACCGCTTCAAGAAGCAAGTTAACGAAGGCAAGTTCAAGGAGACTATCAAGAGAATTGCCAAGATATTCGGAATAGACGACTACACTTGCGTTGAAGAGAAAGCTCACGGCTTCCCATTTGTCCCTGTTGCATACGTAAGAAACGATGACGGCCCATGCTGGTCTGTTGTACAGAAGAACATCGAGGACTACGAGGAAGCTTTCTCTTATCTCTGCGAGAACAACAAGGCTTACGCCTTCCCTATAATGAAGTTGAAGGGCGATGGTGACGACATTACCGTTGTTGGAGATACAGACGGATCGGCTAAGATGATTCAGATTACCGATACGAATGGTGATGCTGACTTCATTAACGGAACAGACGCTTCCGATGCATTTGCGACACAGCTCAACAAGTCGTATGACCTCATCTATGAGCTTTCGTTCACAGTAAAGCCACCGGAGCTGAAGTCGGGTGACCTTCCGGGCGTTGCCATCAAGCTGCTCTATTCTCCTGCCATCGAGGTTGCAGAGAACGATGCTAAGAAGATGCATCCGTTCCTGGATCAACTTGTTCGTATCTCAAAGTATGGTATAGGAGTTGAAGAAAACTGCATGGCCACTATGACCGGTCTTCCTATTCACGCTTGGGTGGAAATCTATGTACATCAGAATAAATCTGAAATAATTACAAACTTAGCTACAGCTGTTCAGAACAACTTCCTCTCAAAGCAGACCGCATCTGAACGTTGCCCAGACTTCCCGGTTAACGATGAATACGACCGTATCATGCGTGAGAAGAAAGAGGAAGACCAGCAGGACCTCCTTATGGATATGCAACGTGCGGATAACGAGACCGAGAATGCTATCGAGGAGCAGAAAGCTACAGCTAAGATTAACGGATACTCAGCCTCAGTCAATACCGGTAACGGAAGGAAGCGTGGGCGCCCAAATAAATTTAACACTGATTCAAACGGAAACAGGTTAGGGGAGTCACATTGGGACGAATTCAACAAGAAGCATTAATAGCCTATGGATGAGTTAAAACGTTCTGTCGATTACAGCAGGAAGCGCTTGCAGGCAATCCGAAACTGCGAGGACCATGTTGCAGATATTCTCTGGAAATCGACACAGAAGGTAATTACCGCAAGTAAGCGATACAGAGGCGCGGGCAGGCTCACAAACGAGTCAGCCCTGCTCTCTTACGCCAAGAATATTACTGCTGAGGCAGAGGAGAGTATCAATAGCTACATCTCTGCCTACTCCAAGGCTTCATGCAAAATTCTCGGGATTGATAGCGAGAATATAGAATCGTTTCTCGTCAGCGATATCTATGGAAAGACGACATCCGAAAGAAACGCCGTCTATCTCGGAAACTTTGCGGAAGATATTGTAAGGATGATCAAGGCGGGTACTCTTATGGGATATTCAGACCAGCAACTCCTATCTTCCATCCGAACCGGCTACAAGGACCCATATCACACATCAGTCATTACCAAAGCGAAGAGAAAGGACATCAACATCGATGTTCCTTCTTACGGAAAGGGCTACTACAAGAACGCCTATCAGAATATCGTAAGAAATGCTTCTCAAGTGATTGCCTTAGCATGGGGACAGGCAGAGCAGGAGTATGGGCAGGAGAACAAGGCTATCGGGTTCTACGTCAAGAGAGGGAGCAGTTATCCGTGCGATATTTGTCAAAATGAAGCCGACGCTGGCATCCACTCTTTCAAAGACCCATATCCGCCATTTCACGTTTCGTGTTGTTGCTACACAGTATTTGCATTCAAGGATAATAAAAAGAAATAAGATTATGATTGAAGAAACAAAAGGATACACGTTATCCGTCGATACATACAAGAAGGCGAAGGCTCTCAAGATGAAAGATCCTCGCTATTACATCTACGCCAGTCTCCGCGGTTCTGGCATGTCCGTCCGTGACAGCTGGGCCATCGCATTTCAGGGAGAAGGAATAGGTGTGTGGGAGAAATCATTCCTCGAAAACGAGATGAACAAGCTAGAAGCCCAAGAGTCCGTCCAAAAGAGAATAGCAGAGGTTCAGGGCAAGAAAGCGAAGAACGAGAATAGCGACGAACTTACACAGGAGGAGCTTATTAAGGCTACCTCGAAGGAAGAGATTCTGAGAAACCTCGTTATCGCTCAGCGCAAGCAGAAGTTTGGCTCTCCAGAGTGGCAAAAGACAACTGCCATGATAGCCGACTACTCTAAGATTAAGCAGGACGAAATTGATACAGAAAATAATGTAGTCCACTACTACATTCCTCTATCAATGCCTCGATGCTGCGAGGACTGCATTATCTTCAAAAATGGCCAGGCGACCTTTCAAAAGAAGAAGAAATAGTTAAATTCGTGTTAAAGTAACTTTGTTTTACTAGAAATTCAGCAAAACCAAGTATCTTTGCAAACAATTAATGTTCACAGATTCTTTCTGCTGAGCATAATTCAAATTATTTTGGTTAACTAAGAGGGGCAGTGTCTTCACAGATGCTGCCCCTCGCTTTTTAAAACAAATATATAAGTAGAAGAAAACTTTGAAGTCAATTAAGGATACTTCTCTCCGGTAACCAACTCAAGTATACCCTTAAGCCTATCATTAAGAAGGTCGTCGTTGAATACTGGAAGAATACCGTATGGAGGCAGTTCCTTCGTCTCTGCGGCCTCCAAAATAAACTGGAGCGCCTGTACCAGGGAAGTATGGTCTTGAACGACCTCAAGCAACTTATCGCTCATCCTTGCCTCCTTCCTTTTTAATCTGTTCTGCCATCTCAAGAAGAGTCTCGGCGTGCTTATCGCGGTCGATGACTTCCTGAACAGCCTCATCGCTCTCCTTGCGAAGCTGCTCTTCTGTCTTACCCTCATCGGCAGCAGCGTTTCTTCTTGCAGCCTCACGAGCAATGTATTCGTCACGGAGTTTCAACTTACCTGCCGTGTATTCTGCATCGCCAGGCAACGATGTATCCGCATACATAAGCTGGGCAAATGCCTCGATGATGTTTCCATTATCCTTGGAGAACTCATAATGGTCTCCTACAGCAACAGGAATACACTCATCGAGCGCAGCGTACATGGATGTGCCGATAGAGTACTCGATTCCCCATGTGCCGGCAATGTTCGCAATCTTGATGAAAGGCAGCGAGCCTCTCTGTAAATGCTTCTTGATATCAGCAGGGATATCCTCTCTGAGTGAAGCAACTTCTTTCTTAGACAAGCTCTTACTGAACTTCAGCACGGTGAAGTGTCTTGTCTTGATAGTCTTTCCAAATGGTAATGCCATGATAACAATATTTTAAAGTTCAACTTTTATTTCCTTATACTCGAAATCTGTGCAAGAAGGATTCTCCTCAGAAGTAAACCTAATCTCATTAGGGTGGTTACAAGCTTCATTCTTGAAGAAGAAGCAATCCTTGCAAGTGTAATCAGTCTGTTCCATGTTCCAATAATTTTATTTCGTCCTGGATATAAAACACCGCCTTACGCAAGTCCTCGATGCGCTTCTCGGTCTTTGTTTTGTTGCCATCCACCTTATCCTTGCACAGGAGATACTTGATAGCGTTCCCTGTATTGAAGTCAAGGTGTCTGCAAATATCCAAAGGTTCAACACCGCACAAATCTTTCAACCACGCGTAATGGGATGGGTGAGATACCTGTTCTGTCTTTTTGTTTGCAGATTCGTTTGCGAAGACGGAAACCTTCGCTAATTTATCCGCATCCACACCAATGGATTCATTTCTTTTAGTACATGATATTACACACACTCCATCAGCCATGTCAATGACTTCAATGGCAAATGAGTCATATATATTGTTAGGGTCTATAATCTCGATAAACCCAGAACTAGTAATATCTTCCAAATCAGCCTTCCTAATCTGCAAGATAGAGCCAATCTTAATATCTTCAATCTTAATCATAATCTTCGTTTTTAATTATATCTATAATATCACGCTCTTTGAGACAGAGAAACTGATAGGGATTGAACCTCTTTCCACCTTTAACGACACGAAATCTGCACCAATTAGCCTTGAAGTCTATTGCTAGGGTTATTCCTGAATCGACGTAGTTGTTGTCTGGAACTTTGAACGTCGCCCAAACATAACCGCGCTTAGAGTCGACCAGGTCGACAATTCCGCAAACCAGATTATCATATTGAAAGACTCTGTTTTTGAAAATTTCCTTTTCTTGCTCTTCGAGTTCTTCGATAAGATATAACGCAGGTGCAATAAACACAGTTCCTATGTTAGTATCTTCATAATTCATAAGCTATTTATTTTGTTTGTTATACTTGTGCCCGCAGTGGAACATATTGCACAGATTGCACCTGTAGACCGTCATTCCCTGCTCGATGAGCTTCGGGTGAGTCTTCAGAAACTCCCAAGCATTATCCTCAGTCTCGTAGGCGACCTTAGCCTTCCATGAATGAACCTTCCTGGTCCAATGCTCCGGGTCCGGCTTGAACGGCGGAACCTTGTTCGGATTGTGATGTCTTCTCATATCTGTCACCTAAATCAATTTTGATCCTCGTGCTCCTCAAACTTTTTGCGTATCTGTTCAAACCAGAATACTCGAAAATCGTCATCGGAAGCCTTCCACATCTTCTTCAGCCATTCATAATTAAGGCGTTCAATGGTTTTCCGGATTCTGTCGCCGTAGAGGATTTCGAGCAGCAGTTCGTCTGAGCCTTCACTGCATTCAACATCAAGGGTGAACTCACCACTGATATTTCCATACCTGCAAGAAGACATCCTATCGCCTGATTCAGCAGCCTTATCTACATGCTTCTTAATAGAGCCAGATACCTCCTCTTCGTTGGAGTCCGCAGGTAGCAGCCATATTGTTGACTCTGGCGAAACAACAGCAGGAAGCTGACAGTCGCCTATAAAAAACTCAAAATTACGTTCTTCTCCCATAAGCTACAAACATTTAAATGAAACACTGTTCAACGTCCTGTTTACCGCAATCTCCCTCTCGTTACACATGGTCCTCATGCACTCCAGGGCATCCTCGCGTACAGCAGTCATAATCTCGCTCATCGAAGCGGCGGCCGGAACAATATTCCCGTCAGCCTTCTTCTTCGTGATACAAGATATAACCTCCTTGATATATTCCTTGTCTATCATAGAATCTGTTTTAATGGTGACCGCCGACCGTGGAAGGGACTCGAACCTCCCGTCTGCCCGGACTTATGCCCGAAGGCATGTCCCACCGCCCTGCGGCCACCGGTATTGTTAATCGTCAGGCTGAATGAAGCTCTCCGGCTGCTTGATGTCCTCCTCACCACGCAATTTATTCTTCACGTCGTTGATGAGAAGCTCCTGCTTCAGGTCAATCATCTGCGCACCGTACACCTGATACGTCATTCCGCCCTGTGACCTCTTCTTGAAGAAGCCGTACTTGTCGCTCATATCACGCCCGAACTTCTGAATCGTAGGGATATCCTTCTCCTCGACATCGTTGGCCTTGCAGAACTCGACGAACCTTTCGTACATCTCCTTGGCAAGCATGCATTCCGAAATCTCGCCCCTCGCCTCTTGGCTGCACCTCATATCATACGCCCTTATCCAGGCATAGATAGGATTGCTTCCTAGAAGCGAGATGAGCAGCTGTCTCCTGCTGCCCTCAGCTGCCGGGAACCTGTACTTCCTGCTCCTCAGCTCCATCGCGCCACGGAATATCCAGTTGAACACTCCGCTCAGCTCTTCACGGATGATCTTGCTCGCAAGCTCCGGGTCCTGCCTCTCCTTAGGAATGGTAACATCGAAGCTCACGTACTGCAAGCGTCTGATGAATCCGAGCGAAGCATCGTCTGGGAACGGAAGCTCATTGAGGTTGAAGATGAGGTAGGGGATTGAGTTCCCCTCCAGGATATCCCTGCCGAGCTTTCTCATCGGGACAGGCTCACCGCTTACGAGTCTCTTGAACATACCAGTGTTCTTCCTTCCGAACTTCTTCGGGTCAGAATCGGAAGACCAGTTGAAGATGGCGTTCCTTATTGGATACCTTCCCCTCATTCCCTCGTCGCCGTCAGCAGTGAGGTCGGCGTAGTCCATCTTGCTTATCCTGTCCTTGCCGAATATGTTGCAGGCAACGTCGAAGATGACGCTCTTTCCGTTGGCTCCCGTACCTATAAGGAGAAGGCAGAGTTCAATCTTCGATGACTCCTTTCCCTCGTACGGATTGTATGCAGTACCTCTCTGTATGAGACCGAGACCGAGGAACATCTGGAGGATCATCCTCGACGTCCTGTCCGGAAGGACCTCCTTGATGAAGTTCATCCACCTGTCGCACTTCGCCTTCGGATTGTAGTCGTATGGGTGGTAGTACGTGACATGGTACTCGGGAGAGAACGGCATCACGTTCGGATACTTCAGACCGCTGCCGAAGTCAACCACTCCGTTGGCGAATGCAACGATGTCGAAGGTAGGTCTCAGTATGTTGTAGCACTCTATCACCTCCATGAATGACTTGTTCATCACCGTACTGATGCCGAGCATCGGAGCCATGGCCAGGTCGAGGAGCAGAAGCTGGTAAGCCTGTTCCAAAACTATCTTCGGAACAGCTTCGTATATCTTGCCGTTGAACATGTAGTAAGCACCGTTGTAGTACTTCACCGGAGCCTTCTTCGCCAGACGTCTCATTGACCTGATGAAAGTAGACTTCAGCTTGTTGTACTTATCAGAGTTTGCCTTACCCCAGTCCTGGCAACGGAGCGCTTCGAAGCCGTACTCGTCATGCCTCAAAAGGTCTAGCAACTGAGCGTGCAATGTGTCTATAGCAATACCATTTTCCATTTATGTACAATAATAATATTAATTTTCCGTTATTGTGTAGGATAAACCCCGATAAACAGGGGCTTCCTGAAGGATAACACGTGTCAGGTCGTCCTTACAACATGTCGTCTATAAAATATCGACAATACAAAGATACAGATAATATCCTTAATATCCGGTAAAACCCTAGTAAATAAAGGGTATAAATATACATTTTAGGTATACATTAAATGAAGGATAGGTATACATTTATGGTTTGGTCTGCTAAGTAAGAGTTTATGCTATCAAATGTTAATAAATAACGGATGAATAAATATGCATAATTATCCTTTATGGTGGAAAGTAATTAAACTTTACAAAAAGACTAAAAATTCGGAAGAAAAAATTTTTAGATGAGGTGACTACCGCGCTGATTTAGTGCTATTTAGGGGGTGTGGGGGTGTTTCTTCTGAAATTATTACACTTTGTGTCGGTTTATATAGTGTAAACCATCGTGAAACATTTTTTTGTAATTATTCCAAATTGTCGGTTTATATTTATAAAAAATTTACGTAACCCCTTAATAACCAATACTTTGCAGCTTTGTTTATATTCATTTTCTTGCATAATTATACATTATCAATAAAGCGTGAAACATCAAAACTTATTACAAAGTACTTGACCAAAATATATTTACCATATTTATGCATGAATAAATATTCACGTTTAACTTATTAAACACAATTTAACGAAATTGGTAAAAGGTTATTACATGAGTAGTTAAATCTCTTAACATAAACTGCCACTTTGGCGGGTGTAACTATTTGTAAATCAATAAGTTAGCAATTTGTAAAGATTAATGTTTCTTAAGTTAATTATTTAACAATTACTGCCACCATGGCTTTATAAATGCTTGATTATTAGATAGTTACAAGTGTGACACGTTGGCGAAAACGTTAAATTATTTAAACCTTAACAACTACTGACAAATGCTGTAATTATTACAAATGTCTAACTATCTATAAATCAAGTACTTACAAAAGGTTAAATGCATAAACACTCAATTTTTTACTGGTTGTTTGGTATACGGTTTGCTATTATATAGGTAACAAGGGGTTTTCCTTGTAACTCATTTAAACAGATTTAGATATGAAAGATTTAGAAGTGAAAGGTACCCAAGGGTACGAACATACTAGCACAAAGGTAGCTAGTTATGTAGCAGAGTGCAAAGGTAGTGCGGTTTTAGCACAAAGTTTAGAAGTACTTAATAGTTACCGCAAAAAGCTATTAAGCGAGTGCACCGATAAAGAAGTAATTGAGGCTAAAAAAGCCCTTGAAAGTGCACGTGCTAAGTACAACAAATTAGCAACAAATTACGTGCTATCTGATGAAAGCTATTGTAATTTGCAAACAGAGTGCGTTCGCAGCGCAGTAAGCGAGTTTTCTCGCAAACATAAACTACCTAATTTCTTTGCTTGGTTTGATAACAACAATAAAGACGTGCAGACCAATATAATTGATAGTTTGCAGCGTCTTGGCTCGAAATTGTGTTCTTTGCATCAAGCATTTTCAAGCGGTGCAAAGGTAGCAAAGAAAAAGAGTGAAAGCATAACAGACCTTCAAAAACAGATAGCAGAGTTACAAGTTAAACTTGCAGCGGCGCAAAAGTAAGCAACACAAACAAGGTAGCTAGAAAAATCTAGCTATCTAGTTTTTCCTACTGGCTATTTGATAGGTAGCCAGTGGGAAATTTTACTCCAGGTTTTTCAACTTGGAGCGGGTCGTCGTGTCCTTATTTTTCCCACACGTTTTTGGAAACCTTGTCGTGGTGTGTGGGCTTAACTCAGAGAGAGAATTTATTCTCCCTCAGGGGACTAATTGCCAAAATTCAAGAGAAGTATCTCAGTAAATCGAGAGTGCGAGAGGCACACCGAGATGGGAGAGAGTAACGTGTTACTCAGAGACATCCATCCGAGAGATACGCAAAAATTCCTGGCGTGAGCGTCGAATGAGATGAGACGGCACGACGGCTAGGGGATTTGTATCATCTAGCGAGATGAGAGTTTATAGAAAGAAATCATAATTCATATTCTATACGTTTTAAGAGCGTTCGTGTGAAATTCACGAGAAATCGACCCTCCATCGTGGTGGATGGAGTGAGCGACCTATAAGGAGGTGAGTAAAAAAATCAAGAAACCTCACGGCAACGCGACAACTTACATACCAGTGGGAACACTTATAAAATTCATGCAGTTTCCCTATTCACTGCAAGGAAAATAGGGCGCAACTCAAGCGTTACAGGGGTGGCACAGACCCGCAGCCGTTAAAATGGTGGTACGTTTTCGGCAGAGAATCAAGACAATAAATAACAAGGGGTAAATAGGTGTGTCGTCCTTAGGCTAAATCGGGGCGGGGAGAAATCTCCGCTCTACAATTATGAACCATTTAAATATTAGAATTATGAAAGAACAGATTTTGAAGAAGATAGGAAAGACGCTTGTACGTATTAATGTAACAGACCAGAGTGCAGAGGATGCCTACGATGAACTCGTTAACAGCAGCCCTCGCCTGTTTGGCATGCTTTACAGTATCTACAGACTGAATGATGAAGAAGAAAGATTCGCTTGGTCTGCCGGAATTCAATAAGCCTAATATCCCTACGCTTGTAGGGAACAATAACCAAAAATATTAGAATTATGAGTACGCTAAGAATTAAATGCCTCGATATGTGCGAGGTTGAGAGTATCATTGCAGATGCTCAGGAGATTTTGAGTCACGTAGAATTCGGGTCGCTAAAGAATGGTGTGCTTACATTATTCTGCGTGGCGTGAGCCTAAAAATCTGTAGCCAGTACGATAATTGTCGTGTGTGGCTACGGAACAATTACCAATAAAATATAGATTATGAAAGCAAGACAGATTATTTATTCAAGTACGATAATTGTGCTTGGATTTATTCAGAGTGTTCCTGCTCTGTTGTGTTTAGCAAGTACGAATATTGCCATTATTCTGCTTGGAATATTTTGTGGAATTCTGCTTGGAATATTCTGGAGCAGTACGATAATTGGCAAGTGGTATTTCCGCGAGCTTTGGCGTGCTACACTCCGCTTGGAAAATATCATGTTCCCTGAGGTGTGAGAGAGTTGACAAGTACGAAAATTGTGCTTGGAAACATTTAGCTAAATTCTGCTTGGAGAAATCTAGGCAGTACGATAATATAACCAATTAAGCAAAAGAATTATGGAAAAGAGAATCAGCAAGGGCGTGCTGTCAGCTGCGCTCATATTAGTTACAAGTTTCGTGTGTGGCATTATTGCTATCGCAGGATTTCTGCTTGGAGATTTTCAAGCCGTTTTATATTCTGCGGTTCTTGAAATGTGCGGTCTGTTTATTATCTGCATAATGATAGATGCTATTCAGCAGCAGATAGAGGATATCTATGACTAGCCAAAACTACCGCTTGGAGATATTCGGGCGGTATCTAGTATTAACCAATTAAATTACAGAATTATGAAGAAGAATATTTTCGTGGCATTGTTTGCCGTAGTGTGTGTTGCATTAGTAGTTGTTTCAGTTACTCTGTATAATTGTCACAGAGCAAACGTGATGTTAAGGAAAACTGTGATAGCTCAGGCTAACGAGATTTCAGAGCTTAACGCCAGTTACACAGCAGAGGGACCTACAACGTTCGTAGGTCTCAGAAAGTAGCCAAAACTGAGAGGAGTTTCCGCTCCTCTCTTCTATTAACCAAAATATTAAGAATATGTACAAGACGATAACAAAGGAATTAAGCAAGTGTGAGTTAATTGATATCATGATGGGCATGGACTGCGAGGAAGATATGTGTACACACACATCTATCCAGAGAGTTCTATGTCCTATACAGGCGTGCGATGAGTTCGGCGGCGATCCTGAGGATTCTCGTCCTCTGCTGCCTGGAACATACCTGGCAGTATATCATGACAAGATGGAGGATGAGCCGTTTCCTATGTTCGCAAAGATTTGCGCCAACATCATTACAGATGAGGACAAATGTCAGATGCTCATGAACGGAGACGGCTGTATTCTGATTTTCCTGCTCAACAAGTACGAGTAGCCAAAAATGTGCTCAGGCATTTTTCTGGGCATACTATGTTAAACCATTAAACAAATTGAATTATGTTAGACAAAAAATCACAGAAGAATTTTGAGCGTGCGCTTATGCATGAGATGGAGAAGATCAAGATAGCAGCGCGTCAGTGGCATAGCAACAATACTAAGGGCTACAGAGATTTCCGTAGCAAGAAGGCTATTTCTAAGAGTTTCTCTGAGATTGCGGTATTGTGCATGAGCTGAAATGTGCGTGGCGATTGTCACGCATACTATTCACCAATATTTAAGAATTATGATAGATGAAGAATACAAGGAGAATGTAGAGTACATACTCTCTACGATTTTGCCTAAGTTGCAGGAAATCCAAAAAAAAGTATTGAAAAATCAATCAAGACTGAGCCTTGAGGTTAGCGTTAGCAATAAAAACGGCGAAGGGTATATAAGTTGTTTTGCCTGTGTCATGAATGACATGGGAGAAATAACGGATACTTGTTTTCCACGTTTCATCTGCGTATGCAGCAAAGAGGAGATGGACGAGCGGCTCAACGAGCTTAAAGAGTTCATCAAGAAGTACATAGCCTGAAAATTGAGGGAGTTTTATCTCCCTCTCCTACAAACCAAATAATGTAGAATTATGAGCAAATGGGTACAATTTTATCATAAGATTAACAAGTTTGACCTTGTGAACATGAGATTCACCGATGAGGTGAGCGTTGTGGAAATGGTGGGCATGGATTCTGTCATGCCTATCGACGGCAGATTGAGTCTGTCATCCATACGTGATATAGTACAGAAGAAAATCGAGAGCATGAAGGAAATCGAAAGTTTCGACCCTTGTGCGTTTTCCATCCTCACCGGTCCTAATATTCTGTGTGCTTCAGAAAGTCCGGTGTACAATCTCTAGCCAAAAATGGGCAGTACGATAATGTGCTGCCTGCTATTAACCAATAAAATTCAGAATTATGACAGACGGAGACAGAAAGTTCCTTGCCAGGCTCGTAGCGAGCCACAAGGCAGTTATCAGCGAGGAGTGCAGACGCAAGAACCTCGACAAGAGCGAGTATTTCAGACGCGTAGCACGTGCAGACAAAAAGGCTCAGGAGATTGAGCAATCGTGCATGCGCCCTCGCAAGTTCTAGCCAAACATTCTGTGCAGATAGACTGCACAGAAACCATGTTAAACCATCAAAATTAAAGAATTATGGAGAAAATGACACAGAAAGAGTTGAAGAGACTCGTTAGAGTAGGAGCTGCCAAGGATATAACACACAGTTCAAGCCGTGCAGCCATCCCGGAAGAATATAGTCAGGTAGGCTATTCTTCCGGTGTGTACGGATGCAACGGAATGCTGTTCCGTGGTCACAGCGGAAAGCTGTATGCTATTTGCGCAAGAACTACGGCTATCTGGGTTTTCGGCTAAAATTACGGGTAAGCGTATGGTGCGCTTGCTCGTTTCTATTATCAACCAAAATACAGAAATATGAATATACAGAAAGTATGGGATGCGTTTATCAAGGAAAATGATAATCCATCATTCGTAAAGATGGCATATGCCGTAGTAGAGCAGCTTGGCGGTGTTAATGAAGACACACTGCTTAATTCTCTCGATAGTTGCAGAAATGCAAATGACGGGTACACTGGATTCTGCTATCCTTATCAGACAAGCAAGTTCTGGAACGAGAACAAGAGTGCTATCATGGAGAATATGCACGAGCTTGCCGATGATTTGGGAGAAGACCTTATCACGATGATTAAGGGCTTCGGGAATTTCAAGGACGACAAATCCGTCACCTATGATGCTATCGGCAAGGCTCTGTATGCTCCTTTTAACGAGGGCGAGAGCAGAAATATCTACGACACATTTGCCAAGTATGCACTGGAAGAGGTTGCGAATCGATTCCAGGACTGGTGGTACGAGCAGGACGAAAGTGATTTCGATGATTAGCCAAACCAATCCTCACTCTTACGGGTGGGGATTTCTATTAACCAAAGATTACAGAATTATGAGTGATTTAGAGAAAATCCTGAATGACGATTTACTGAAGTGTAAAATCGTTGAGTCAGTAGAGAATCCTGTTAGGCGTGTGGACCTCATCAAGTGGACGCACGACAATACATACTCTATTGCAGAGGTACGCAAGGATACCGGTAAGCTAGAGGTCACAGACTTGAAAGCTGCCAGTGGTCTTGAGGCATACAAGCATTTCTACAGAAATTATGGCGACATTGCCATATGTGGCTAAAACTCCCCACGATAATGTGGGGAACAATTATGAACCATTAAACAGATGAATTATGGAAAAGAATATTGTAGAAGTTGTTATGAATAACAAGGGTGAAGTTATCGAGAAAGTAGCCGATTATATCGGTGTTGAAAGCTTCGCCAAGGTAATCGAGAGCCTATATCGTGAGTGTCTTGAGAATTTCGATGACGCAGATGATCTAGAAGAATACATTGCCGATTTGTACGGAAAGAATATCCAGTCTCTTGCATGGGAGTTTACTCACAAGGTAAATAGAGAGATGAAGAAATATCTCCATCTTAACGACCAGCGCATGGATGGTAATTTTGCCAATCTGTACAACGATTATCCTAGACACGTTACAGGTACGTTCTGGGCGACGGACTACGATGGCGATGATTACTACGATTTGTATCCTCAGATGGTAGCCCGACTTGATGCCGCAGAGGACAGCGAGCAGGCTAGCAAGGACAGGGCGTACCTCGAAGAATGGTACTTCAAGGCGTTCGGCACGTACAACATCAAGTACAATTTCTCGAATGAGCTTGAAGAGGCTCACTCCATGATGGAGGAAGATTATGAGGAAGCCTAACAATATCCCCTAGCATGGGGATATTCAATGTTAAACCATTTAAATGATATTAGATATGAGTTACGAATTTGCAAAGAAAGAAATCGGCGATTACAGAATCACCATTTACCAGGATGAGGATGCCGAATGTCCTTGCACAGAATGGGATTTGGCAGGCGTTTACTTCTGGGACTATTCTGATTACGGATACAACAGGGAACTTTCTCGTGGTTGTAGCAGTGAAGTCGAAGCTGAAAATGCAGAGGCTGCCTTGAAAGAGCTTGTCTGCAAGTATGTTCCACAAAAGAAGATTATCAAGTATATCAATAGTATGTTTCATTGCGATCATCTGTGTCTCGAATACGACAAGTCGTGCCACATGTGGAGTTTTGAAAGAAAATCAAGATTCAGCATCGGCAAGAACGAGTGGTACAACATTAGAGATTTCACTCCTAACGAACTGAAGAACGAGGATGTTAGGGATGAGCTTACAGAAGAGCTTGAAGAAGATGATTTAATTAATCTCCTTGAAAACTGCAAGGATATAGCATTCTACGAGTGGTCTTCCAGTGGATATAGCCAGGGAGATTATGTTAGAGGATATGCCTATTGCGACAAGGAGCGCTTCAAGAAGATGGTGGATACGAATACCAAGAACTGGAAGAATCGTGCCATCGAGCTGTTTGAGAGCGAAGTCAAGAATATTGGTATGTGGATGTGGGGTGATGTAAAAAGTTACGTCCTAGAAAAGAAACGCCCGTATACAAAATTGTACGAAGACGGTAAATCTTCTGATTCCTACGAGTGGGAGCAGATTGAATCCTGTTGCGGAGAGTACTTCGAAGATGCTGATGACCTCATCGAAGAGGTTATCAAGGAACACGGCTTACAGCCGAAAGATGCAGCCTAACAAGGGGAGCTTGCATGCTCCTCTTCTATCAACCAAATTACAAAGAATTATGAAATTGAAACTTTATCACGACACAAGAAAGAAGTTCCGTGGCTACATTGATGCCTGGAGTATATACTTTCCTTATCCTAAGTGGATGAGAAAGGAGAATCCTGGAGTGTACGGATGCTTTATCAGCTGTAAGCCGACAGAAAGCGGCATGATAAGGTGTATCGTTGACTATGATGAGTTTATTCCGGGTCTTTGCAGTAGACCTTACCTCGGCAAGAGGGTAGACGTGAAGACAACCCCAAAAGCATTTCAGAAGATTTTCCGTCATCAGGAGAGGTTGTGGAACAACGCAATCACAAAGAATACGGACGAGGCGTGGGAAGCATGGAACAAAGCCTAAGAGTGGTAGCCAGTTGGCTACCTGCCAATAACCAAATACAGAGAATTATGGAAAGAATTACATTTGTAGAGAAGGGCAGTAGAACAATCTACAGGCTGGGCAGACGTATAGTATGCTACAGGGATGGTTACAGAGTTTATTTCGGTAAGCCATCAGATATTACACACAACACGTTCGATGCACTATCAGAGAATATAGCACATGAGTATTGCCTGAAAGTTTGTGAGCGCAAAAAGTGGGAGAGGGTAAAATACAGCAATCCTGTGGCTTACAACGCCCACAGAGTATTGAACGCATTAGCCTAAAGATAGCCTCCGGGCTATCACTATAACCAATTAAACAAAGAGAATTATGACACAAGTTAATTTAGGAACTCGCACGGCAAATTTACGTGCAGCTTATAGCGATTTGAAAGATGGATATACCATTATCGTTGGGAAACTAAAGATGTGGATATACACTTGTAAAAGATGCGGTCCGTCGTATGGCAAGGATTATATAGCCTGCGATCATTATGGTGGGCAGTGGGCAATAGGAGTAAATTTCAAGGATTTTACAGACCAAATGCGTAAATTTGGCGAAGGAAAACTTGCTTACAACAAAGAGTGGTAGCCTGAAAACGGAGGGAGCAATCCCTCTGACATTATCAACCAAATTTTCAAGAATTATGAAGAGATATTATGTATCAGTCACAGAGACTTTAAACAAGATTGTCAGCGTAGATGCTGAGAGCGAGGAAGATGCAGTAAAGAAGACACAAAAGGCCTACGATAATTGCAACATCGTCCTTGATTCTAATAATTTCGTAGACGAAGAAATAGAACTTGACTCTAATCAGGAGTTATATGCTGACAACGAAAAAGAGCAGGGAGGAGATGTTTATCAGCACATCGACTAGCCAAACGGGGAGAGTAATCTCCCTACCAATAACCAAAAATATTATAGATATGAAGAATTTAGGAATAATGGACATCTGCATGATTAAGCATGGACTTACTGCACTGATAGCCAACGAGAAAGTTACTCTTAAAACCGCCATCAAGAAAGGCGACAGAGAGCAGATAGCGAGAAGCAACTCATATATTGATGAGGTAAATGCAGTTATCAGAAAACTAAACTCGTAGGAATCATGGAGAAAATCAAAGTAGGAACGAGAGTGTACTGTGACATACATTCTCAGTCAAAGGAGCACATCGTGACTCACGTTTCAGAGAAAAGAGGATTCGCGGGAATTGATAATGAATACTGGTGGCCCATAGACCAGTGCTTCCCTTGCGATGAAGTAACATTGCCTAAAAAGCGCAGCTAAGGACTGCGCACAATAACCAAAACAAGAAGAATTATGAATGAAGACAAAATCCTAGAGATGTTCTTCGAGAAAGCCAGATGGCAGTATGCTATCGAGAAAGGCTTATTCAAGGACATGAACAAAGCAGTAATGTATCAGCTGACGACACCGGAGGCTCGTCTGGCTATGTATCAGAGGATCAAGAGCGGTAATTACAAGATAATGCCGCCACATACAGCAAAAATTCCGAAAGACAACGGAGATTTCCGTACTGTCTATGTGAATGAGCCTGTAGATAGAATCCTTTTGAGTATAGCAAACGACCTCCTGTTCGAGCTGATGCCAGAGATGGTGCATCCACGCTGTACGTCATACCAAAAGGGTATCGGCTGCGGTCGTGTGGTGCAAGATGTTTCTCGGATAATATACTCGGCAGAGGGAAAAATCATCGGATGGAAAGGTGACTTCTCCAAGTACTTTGATTCTGTGCCTATTCGGTTCATCGACTGGGCATTCGACAAGGTAGAGGAGAAGTACGGAAAGTCTGCGCTGATAGATGTCATTCGTGACTACTATCACACAGATATCTATTTCGATGAGGACAACAACCTCTGCGAGAAGTATCAGTCCCTCAAGCAGGGGTGCTCTGTTGCTGCATGGCTGGCTGATGTCATTCTCTATCATCTTGACGACAAGCTATCTAAGCTTAACGGATATTACGTCCGCTATTCAGATGATACGCTGTTTGTCGGTGAAGACTATGAGAAAGCCATGGATATCATGAAGAGCGAGCTGGAGATGATGCAGATGACGCTCAATCCGAAGAAGGTTGAGTATCTTGACGCTAATCACTGGTTCAAGTTCCTCGGATATTCCATCAAGGGTCACAATATCTCTCTGTCGTCCACACGTATCAAGACCTTCCAAAAGGAAATTGAGAAGAGGACGATAAAGAAGCGTGACACCACTATGACGAAAGCCATCAATTCAGTAAACAGGTATCTCTACAAGGGATATTGTGACTACTCATTGGCCACTCAGGTTCTTCCGGTCATAAACGTGAAAGAGGACATCGACAAGCTCAACGCCTTCGTCATGGACTGCATCCGTGCGGTCAAGACAGGCAAGAGAAAGGTCGGTGGTCTCGGATACGTGAAGACTCAGGCTGTAGGTTGCATAGACCGAGGTCGTGGAAGGAACGTGAAAGCCAACAGGAGTAAGACAGAGAGCGAAATCAAGGGGTATTTATCGATAGGTTGTGCTCAGAATGCCTTGCGAACGAGTAGGGCAGCGTACAACACATTGGTGAATACTCTGTAGATTAGCATCCTAGCGCAAGGATTTGCCGGAATGAAGACACAAGGTTTTAAATATCCCGGTTGCGGAGTACAGGGACCATCCCCTACCTAGGGATGGTCCTCTGTTCGTCCTAAACCGGATATTATCAATCTGATATAGCTATGCGCAGCATCTTCTGACCGGCAGACTCTGTAACCGAGCACACGGACGTGGGAGAAGGACGGACTGATTCAGGCGACGCCTCTATAACATCATCTGAGGGGACCGAGTTATCCAAGTTTGCAACTTGAGACACCTCGGGCCCCTCGTATGACGCACAAGGCGTAGCTCATCAATGAAGTACAGAAATGTGCCGGTCCGTATGACTTCCACCGGTGGCGCACACCACCACTCCCTGACGGATGGTTGAAGTTTATGCAACAGGTCTCTTAACCAGAGTAGTTGATCCTGAGGGCGTCGTATACTACTTACGACCTCTGGATCATCTATTCTGGCGAATCCTGTGTCAAATCAGAATCATAAAGTATTGTGCCGAGCCATCGGTCATGGAATCACCCTAGCACGAGGGTAGTCTTTAAAGGAAAGTATAGTTTATAGAACTCTGGCGAATCTCGCCGGCCTCCCCGGAACACTATCCGGGTACTCCGGCGATACGCAACAGTTCAAATCAAACTAATAAAGCTACGTGCCACGCTCTCAGATGAAGACAACGTTATTGCCAAACGAGGTACACGAGGAGGTTGCGTATTTACAAACCCGCTGGTAAATAACGCGGGGAGGCATCCTTAGAGCAACGATGCTCCCCGCGTAAACCAGCTGGTTAAATCATCAGCCTATAGCAAGGCAACAGACCTATGGGTGTACCTACAACAACCAAAGTGAATTGCATCACGACTTATCAAGAGTATGAGGTTTAATGTCACGTGAGTGGAATACCTGCGACGGCCGATATCTCCGCCGTCGCAGGTATCCAATCCACGGGACCTAATCGTGAACATATATCCATGCAACATAATACATGAGATAAGTCATGCGCATTGCAGCGATGTCTGGCAAGTTCTGAGAGTTCATCGAGCGTTTCATTGATTCTGAAGCCAAGGGTGTGGAAGCGTACGCTTCCTGATGGTTGGCTTCATAACAATGCCACGTCCTTAATCAAAAACTTAAAGCAATGCAACGTATCAGGTTGAGTCAGACTAGGTTATTGCGAGCCGAATTGTGCGCAAGGAGAATAGATTGTACAATACGGTATCAATCATCCTGAGCATCCAGGTGATTACCTGGATCCGTCAGGACTCAGATACAGTATTAATCAAGACCTTATAGTTACGCAACAGATTCTCTGAGCGCACTCCTATTTACCAATATTTCAGAATTATGAACAGCAGATTACTAAAGAAGCTTGAGGAAATCAAGAAAGAGTACGAAACGTCAGAAGTTTGCATGGGCGAGATGCTTGATTCTGTAAGCGCAGACGGATTCTCTATCGAAGAGGCTCACTGGTTGTATATGCGTGCAATGGAGTGGGCGAACGGAGATAAATTCTATATCCACATCGGAGAAGACGAAGATGTACTGAGTAAGGATGAACTCGAAGAAGCCAATTTGATAGTGCTAGAATAAGCACTATCCCTATTAACCAACACAATAGAATTATGACATACGACGAGATTATCAATGCAGTTGAGAATGGTGCTAAGTTCACCATCAACTTCCAGAAGAGAACATGTAGGGTGAATGGTAAGGTAGTGATGTCCGAGGAAGATAAGCCGAAAGATACACCTTACCTGACACATGCAGTAGTCCTGTTCGCAATAGAGCAGAGATACAAGGCATACAAGCATTCTGTGCCGTCTGAGCGTTCTGAATCCCATCGCCGCTACTACTTCAAGGCTTTGCCAGAGAAAGAGCTCTCAGACGAAGATATGATGTACGGAGAGCGACGTGAGGTAGCGAGATGCAAGCTAGAGCTATACGTTCTTATGCAGCTGCTCAGAGGAAACCTTGCGTGGGAGAACAGATGGGGAACATGGTTCTGGAGGTCTGAAAATGACAAGGACCTGATTATCCTCAGAGACTGGGTTGAGCCAAACAAGGGTGGGGCGTAAGCCTCATCCACTAGAGTTAAATAAATTTTTAGTAACCAATTTAAAATAATTAGAATTATGAAGCAGATTGTAACAATCACTGGAGAAAACTTGAACATCGTAACTAACAATGTAGAGGCTACAGCAGCTACCGGTAAGAAGACCAAGGCGCAGATGCGTCTCGAAGCTCTTAAGGCAGCAGGCGTTGATACTAGTAAATATTTCCCTCTCGGCGATGATCAGCTTATCAAAATCGAGAATGGTGCAGCAGTCCCTGTTGATATGGACGATGCAACCATCGATGCGGTAGGCAAGCAGATTGTCGAGGGTGGATACGTAAGTAACTGGAAGCTGTTCCGTCGTTGGGTGATGAGCCAGATGTTTCACATGTTGCGAGACATGGAGAAGGACGGCAAGTCATTCAACGAGGTGTTGCAGCACAAGGGCTACGAGTACCAGTGGCGCATGTTGGAGAACGAACTCTATGCTCAGATGAAGATGTGTGACCATAAGGACTACGAGAACGTCAAGGCGAGAAACCGCTGGTTCAACGGAGTTGTAGCACACGACATGGCTATTGACTACATCAGCAAGCTCCGCAGCTATATCGACGACAAGTGCATATACACTGTCAAGGAAGACAAGGATGGAAACAAGAAGAAGACATACAAGCATACCTGCAAGGGCAATCCTTATATCCGTCTTCAGAACGAAAACATCTTCGTTGCTGACTTGGATAGAAAGGTATACAATCCTCTCCGTGACCTTGCCAACAAGATGGGTGCTGTACCGACCTACAAGGAGCTCTACGATGCAGTTCGCGAGTTCAACAAGAACCGCAAGCATCTCGCATGGGATACCAAGCAGGCTGATGCGTTCATTACTGCCTACAAGGGTTCAGGTTCCTACTACACGATGAGAAACCTCATCATGTTCCACGGAGCAAGATTCATGAAGAACGGACGAAAGATGTCAGAGACCAACTCATTAAAGGAGCTTGAGTCTAAAGCCAAGCTCTACGATGAAGAGGGTTGGAGAATGCTCGGTATTCTCAAGCAGCTTATCAAGGACAATAATATCAGCGTCCAGGGCAAGATTCTTGAATGGAAGAAAGCTAAGAGTGAGAACAAGTAATCATCAGTAAGACGTAAGGTTCGCCGCCTGAAGAATGGTGGCCCGGCAGCTTGTGTTTACAAGAGCTTCTGCAACGAAGGATCTCCTCCAGTGCATTCACTGGAGGTAATCCTTCGAGCTAAAGCTCTCTAGATCGAACTTATAGAATAAGGCGCCAGCCGGGAGCCATGCTAGCCAAAAGTCGGTTACTGATTCGGTAACCGATTCAATGTTTAACCAATAAAATGAGGAATTATGAAGGAAATAAAGAAGATAATCTATGTAGACAAGCTTACCCCTGCACCCCTTGACAACAAGAATGTCATGCTAGACTGGTGGGAAGAGAATATGTTCGACGACGGAAGCTACGCATTCTCAGGTAATACGTATCTAGGATTCATTGCCGGTGTTCCGGTAATGGCCACCGTCAAAAGCAATGTTGTCGAGCTGAAATGCATCCCGCAGCCCTACAGAAGCACGGACAAGCTTGATGATTTCGGAAATGCAGTCATAAAAAACTTGACTGAAGACGAATGTCACCTAACGACCTACATGGTTCCGGCGTACAAGCAGTACATAGATGACGAGCGTGAGGGAGACGCAAAGCTATTAATATCGTTCTCCATCTACGAAGACGAAGCGACGATTTCATTCCATTGGAACGTACCGAAAGATTAGCCAAATATGTCAGTCGTTAGCAGCGGCTGACTACTCATATCATAACTAGATTTTGTTTAAATGGTTCAAGCCGGTCTGTCGTGAGACACGCCGGTTTTTTGTTCCCCAAGTTTAACCAATTAAAATTTTGAATTATGGCAACAGCAAGAAGAGGTACAAGAATGCTCAAAGCTTCCGACATTATGAAGAGAAAGGGCATTGTCCAGAAACAGATGGACATGAACAAGTTCAACGAGGTTATAGAGAATTTCTTTATGGCACACGAGCCTAAGGATACGATTCTCCTTACTCCGAAGAGATTCATCGAGATGGATAACCCGCCAGAGGGAGACTTCATCGACTATCTCGATGTCAGCGTGTGGGAGAAGAAATGCGATGATCCGGACGACCCGTTCGACTTCATCGACTATCAGTGCATGAAGAAGAATGGGATGCTCCGTCCTATCCTTATGGTGAACGAGCCATTCATCGGCAATGCTGCCGGGTGGCTGAGAAATTTTTGTGGATTCACTGTGAAGAGCAGAACACGAAAGAAGAAGAAGGAATATATCGTGTCTCTGCCGGTATAAAGCCGAACAAGGCGTGGAACATTATTGTTTCACGCTCCCAGTATTAACCAATTAAAATAGAATGATTATGGAAATAGTAGATGTAAATGTAAAAAATCTGAGTGAATTCGATATTGAGAACGATCTCTATCATGACACTCTGTGGGAGAATATGTTCGACGATGGCGAGTATACGGACGACGGATGCAACGAGGCTGTAGGTTTCATCTATTCTAACGCCTGCCATGCAGAGGCCTATGGAAATGCAATGGATGTCACATGGATAAAGGATAGTGCAGACAAGCTACGCCTGGCCATGGTTGCAAACGACCTGGTAAATAACCTCATGGGCACAGAGAAAGAGAAATTTATCACCGAGGAGAACAATGGAATCACGCTCCTTACTTACGCTGGTATATATCTTAACATCTTCGTCAATTTCGAGATGCGTCACATACAGATTCTCGCTTACCAGGAAGCCTAAAAATCCCTCTTCGGAGGGTGCAAGTATTAACCAATTAAGAATAGAGATATGGAAGAAAAAATCGAAAAATTCAAGGAATTGATGAAAGCAAAGCATAACTGCCAGTTTTGCCTTGACCATGTTACAGGAAGTGCGGACATGCACGGATTAGTGTATTTGGCAGAGAGAGTCGAGAAATTGAGACAGGAGGTAGCAGAGATGTTGTAGCCAAACAAGCCTGCCGGGAACGGTGGGCATCAAGTCAAACCAAAATATTAAGATTATGGATAGAAAAGTATTGAAAGACGAGATTGACGAGTTGCGTTCAACAGCGAAGATGGAGCTTGCATGCACCATCCGTGAGATAATGAGAGAGCACAATGTGAGCAGAAAGGTGTTCGATTGGCCTGTACTTGCCGGCGACAACAGGGAGGTGAATATCGTAGAAGTAGGCGACAGCGAAACAGCTATCCCTATCATTCATAGCCGATGCACTTCTGTAGGGTTTGAGTTCCCGGAAGCAAAAGCTATCGATGACGATATACCAGTTGACCTTCTTGCAGACATCGCTACTAGTCTGAACGACGAGCTGAACGGCTATATTGGTGTCTATGCTGCAAAGTATAAGATTTCCTACAATGATGGAATTTTCATTCCTAAGGAGAATCCGTACGTATTCCGGGCAGAATCATATAAAGATGCATTGGATGAGGCGGAAGACTACATGCGTGTGTGGAATGACCATAATGGTTCTACCCTAAGACTCGTATCAGTCGAGAAGCAGACTGCTTCGGAAGGTTAAATTAGCGTTAAAAACGGCAAAGACGATGGTTTATATTATAAACTTTTCGTATCTTTGCCACTAGTAACCAAAATTATAGAATTATGACAGAAGAAATAAGAATCAAGACAAGAGATTGGGAGAGACTTCTTAGCTACACACAGCAGCAGAAGTACAAGACTGCCATCAAGCAGGGTTGGTTCGCCAATTATCACAGCAACGCCTGGAGGCATGACACGTTCTATGGCGCATACATCTGGAAATATCCGAAGCTTATTAAGGTTGTAAGGATGTTCGAAGAGATGCTTGGACATAAGCCATTATGGGAAGACATCACAGACGACAATCTGCGCGACCTCTTCGAGAAGATCCAGGAGAACTACGCTCCTAACTCGGCAAGAACCGTATGCGCAACCATCAAGGCTGTGATACGTGAGAACGATGCTACCAGAGAAATTCCTAGTCCTACGTTCGGCAGAATACTTAGAGCGAAGGCTGTACCGGTCCAGTCTGTATATCTCTCTGATGAGGAGATAAACAGAATCATCAAGTACAATCCTCACGGGAAAACAAAAAGATATGTTCAGAGAATGTTTATCATGGAATGTCTCTGTGGCGCACGTTACAGCGACTGCCAGAGAATGACGGAAGAGAACATAGATGATACCGGGCACTTCCTCGTCTATGTTACTCAGAAGACAAAGACCGAGGTAAGGGTTCCACTTCACAAGAAGCTCCGTAAGTTCCTCGTATGCGGTACTGGTGACGAGCCTCTTCCGGGTGAGATAGGTGAAAGAACGTTCAATAGAGCACTCCGCGATATCTGTCGTGACTGCGGAATAGATACGAACACGAAGGTGTTCAAGGCTGGAAAGGAAGAGACTGGGAAGAAGTATCGGTTCGTATCATCCCATACCGGCAGACGCTCGTTCGCAACGAATCTCTCAAAGAAGGGAGTGCCTCTTGAGCAAATTGCCGTCATGATGGGACATACCAGTAACGGTATGCCTAATATACAGATGACACAGCGCTACATTGTCGGTAAGACCGAGATTGACAGCAATACACTGAGATTGTTCGGCGTCTATGAAGAAGACCTCGATAACGGTCTAGATGAGGATTAAGCTAAAACTGGAGGTGGTTAGCAGCCATCTCCTGCCATTGTTTAACCAATTAAAATAATGAATATGGTAGAAGATTATACAGAAGAAGAGTTGAATAAACTCATCAATGAGTGCCGGAAGAAGTACGAAAAGCTAGAAAAGGAGACCGTTATGAAGGCTCTGACTGGCGAGATTGGCACGAACTCCGCAATGGTGGAGGAGTTGGAGATACTCAACATCCACTATCACGATGAAATGGATGAGTACGATATCACTGCGCCAGACCTGGACCCTGATCTTATCGAGAACTTCAAGAGGGCAGAGCGTGATGGCAAGAACGTCATCTTCGAGGCACAGGAGTATCTTAAGATCCTGGGAATGTGCGAAGAAATGTTCAACCAGAAGATGTGGGTCAACGAAGATGGCCACATATGCGATGAAGAAGGTAATAGACTTTCCGCCGACAGAGAGCATCGTGTTTTCGAAGTTGTTAAGTGCGGGAAATAAGATATTTCTAGTTTTTCATAGCTAGATTGTTTAAATGAGTGTCCTCTCTTGCCCGTGAGGGTAGGAGGGGATTTTTTAAAACGGCCCCGATTAGCCAAAAATAGGGAGCTTCGGCTCCTGTCAATTAATAACCAAGCCCTACGCATCACGGTTAAGCGAATTTATATGAGTGAAAAACTAGTAGTAAAAATTCTCATGATAGCCGGAAATATTGCCGCTGTCGTGTCTGCATTGGTTGTCCTCTACAATCTAGGCGCAGCAATATTTGACTCGGACCTCAAAGCTTATTCCGCAATAGATAGAATCCCAATCGGCATTGCTTCCTTTCTATCATCCGTCGTACTCATCGGTTTCGCGTATATCGTAAAACACGTGTGCGAAGCCAAGGATTAATTCATACAACTAGCCGCTTATCACTTAACAGATAGGCGGCTATTTTATTAAGATAACCACCCAAAAAGCAACGAAAATCACACTTTTTTCTTAAACTACGTTAATTGTAAATATTCTGTACTTTAATGAATGTTGCAATAAGCTGTTTTTACTTCGCTTGAAACCTTTAGCTATACCAGTATCTTTAAAATGCTTGTCCTCACTTTTTACTTTAATAAGTCCGGTTTATGGTGAAAACTGAACTATTGCACGGAATAGAAAATCGTAGTATCTTTGCAGTGCTTGTTAGAAGTCACGCGCTAGCAAATAAATAAGATTATCTATATAGTTGACTAGTTCAACTACAACGATATACCCTATCCAAAGTTTGGAGCGTGACCCAGACGGCGGATAGGGTTTTTCTTTACCCTATCTCAAAGTTCCAAGCAAAAAAACATACGAGGTTCAATCCGTGCAGTCCTCTTCTGAGTTATCGACAGATATATAAAACTGCTCTGTCAGGTAAGTTACATTATGGTTGTGTAAATCCCGCAACGTGTCACCTCACGACGGGTGCCCATATCAGAAATGAGAAAGCCGACCATAACGAGCAAAGCTCTGTGGGTATCAGAAGACTTATGCTGGCTTTACAAGGAGTACGAACTACTATGGTATATTATATATATTGTAGTTGATAAAAAAATAAGGTTTGACTCGCTTGGCTATCCCATTTATTCTTATGGGTATAGAGGTGTTATATATGTAAATGAAGAAAAACGATAAACATTAGTAACATGGCAAGAATAACAAGAAACAAAGCTGCCGAGATACTGGGAGTATCAAGACAGACTATCAGCAACTACATCAAGGAAGGCATCCTTGGAAGCTACGTAGGCGAACACGGCATCCTGTATGTTAACAGCGAGGATATCGAGAAATATGCTCAGAAATACAAGATGATTGCAGCAAACGAGAAGATGATTGACGAGAAGCTCAAGGAAGTCGAGTATCGCAAGCGCGCAATCAACGTAGAGCTCACTGAACTGAGAGACAGAGCTACCGCAAACGGCAAGCTGGCTGCAAACGCCGTAGGCATGCTGTTCGGTGTAATAAATACAATGTCGCATCTTGGTGTATTACCGAATCTTACCTATCGTGAGTCCAGTCTTCTCAAGGACATAATTAACGGAATGACCTATGACGAGCTGTCAATCAAGTACGGCGTGTCTCCAACGAGAATCAGGCAGATTGCAGAAAAGACTTGCAACAAGCTTACCTACAACGAGAATATTGTAATTGCTGAGCTTTCAACGAGCAGAGCCTTGCAGTATGAGGTTGAGCGCCTGAAGAAGGTAATCAAGTCTCTACAGGTAAGCTTCGACGAATACCGGCGCGCGAAAGGAGACAAGCCTGTCAGTAGCGCAGTACTTCCTCCGCTGATCCTTTCCAGGAATATAAATGACTGCGGCTTCTCTGTCCGCATTCTGAATGCACTCAAAACCTTCGACGTATATACAGTAGGTGACCTGGTTCGTAATCTACGCGGAAGGTCAGAGCTTATGAAGCTCAGGAATCTCGGCAATAAGAGCGTCTATTCCATCCTTGACTTCGTTGAGGAAAATAATCTTGACTTCAAGGAGAACGGAGAGTCTGAGGAAGACTTCTATATCAGGCTCAATAACAAGTTGTCAAACCAATAAATACATTAAAGTTATGAATAAGAAACTAAGATTGCTGGTGACTGCAAAGTGTCACAACAAGTGTCCGATGTGCTGCAACAACCAGTTCGACTTCGAGAAGATTCCGGTAGTTGACAGACTGGACTACGACGAGATTAGTATTACTGGCGGAGAGCCGTTGCTGCCTGGTAGCAGCCATTTGACAACATGGCTTGTCGGAGGCATCAAGGCGACGCAATACGCCATGGGCTTGCCGGAATCGAAGTTCTACCTCTATACTGCATTCTTCGATTTTGACATTCTCAGAGATTGCAGTTACGAGTTTGACGGAATCTGCCTCACGCCTCACAAGAAGGTGGATGTTGAAGAGTTTATCGACATCAACGCAAATATGCTTGAGCAGAAGAGAAATGGAGAGCTCAACGACTGTTTCAATCCCGACTGTTCACTTCGCCTCAACCTCTTCGCAGACATGAAGGCTCTTCTCCCTAAGGACATCGACCTGTCTATGTGGAAAGTGAAGGACATGGAGTGGGTGAAGGATTGCCCGGTTCCGGATGGCGAGGACTTCCGAAGAATCAAGGAGCTGTTCTAGTGGATAATTTTTAAAATTTAAATAATATGAGTGTAAAAAACATTATTTTGGCATCAGTACTCGCAATAGTAGTACTCGCCGCAGGTTCAGTTATCGGTTGTTATTTCCATTACAACAACCAGGAAATCTCACTTCGCCAGCAGTCAGAGGCTCAGCGTGGCAAGATTGAGGGTGTTCACGACAAGATGTGGAAAGTTCTTCAGCAGAAGGCACAGGTTACGGATGAGTACAAGTCCGCATTCGAGTCCATCTATCCGAAACTTATAGAGGGCAGATACTCAAAGGGAGACGGTTCTCTTATGAAGTGGATCAAGGAAAGTAATCCTAACTTCGACGTTTCGCTATACAAGGACCTCATGCAGTCCATAGAGATTCAGCGCTCCGAGTTCCAGACATCACAGGAGAGAATGCTCGATATCATCCGTGAGCACGAGACGCTCGTGAAGACATATCCGGCGAAATGGTTCATCTCCGATACAAAACCTATCGAATACAAGGTTATCTCCTCATCCAAGACAAAGATGATTATGCAGCTTGGAGAGGATAACGACGTAGACCTGTTCAAGAAGTAACGGCTTATGGAAATATTCATATTCCTAATCCCATTCGTGGTTGCTGCTTTCCTGTTGATTTTCTTCAGGAAGCAGACCACCTGGTGGGAATACGCAGTACTCATTGTTCCTTCCATCCTCATAGGTATCCTCATGGAGTTCGTGTTCAAACAGTCAAATGCTGCTGACACGGAGTATCTCGGAAGCTACGTGACAAGAATCCGTCATTACGATGCCTGGAATGAGTACATACACCGCACGTGTACAAGGACCGTTGGAAGCGGAAAGCATCAACGTACGGAAACATACGATTGTTCGTACGTAGACAATCACCCTGAACGTTGGACTTATTTTGATGCTAGGAACAAGGAAGAATACTTCATGACCGACAACGAGTTTAATGTAGTCAGAAAGATTCTCGGAACCCAAAGCGTGTTCATTGATATGCACAGGGATTACTACACTAAGGATGGCGATGCTCAGGAATGGGCGTGGGATGGCTCCATTGAAAACTCGTACACATTATCTTCCGAGCACGATTACAAGAATAAAGTGAAAGCATCGCGTTCTATTTTCAAGTTTGAGGATATTGATTATCAGCAGGCACGCAAGCTTGGACTGTTCGAGTATCCGGATATCGTTCTTTACGACCAGAATCCTGTTCTCGGACAGAAGATCCCGAAGAATCAGGAGAAGGCGATGAGATGGCTGAACGGATACTATGGCGAGCGGAAGCAGTTTAGGGTGTTCGTCCTGTTCTTTACGAACAAGCCGGAAGAAATCGTTGAAAAGCAGCGCTCATATTGGCAGGGCGGCAACAAGAATGAGCTTGTCGTGTGCGTCGGTATTGACAAAAACAAGAATGTCAAGTGGTGCAACGCATTTTCATGGTGTGATAGCCCGGTCGTAGGCGTTAAGAGTAGAGACTGGTTTATGAGCAATCCTGTAAATCTCGAAAAGTACGCCGAGTATATCGGTCCGATTGTAGAAAAGGAATGGCACAGAAAGAACTTCGAGGATTTTGACTATCTCACAATTGAACTTACCGACGTACAGTACTGGTCCATCATTATTATCTTGCTTATATTCAATATTGTAATGAGCTCCTGGATTGTAACCAATAATTATAAAAACGATTTGTAGCGTATGAAAGAAAGATTAAAAATGATTTTCGACCGCATCGACATCTTCGTCGTGTGCATCATCCTCGGGACTTGCGTCTGTATTGCGGAGGCGTTCCTTGGGTTTTGGAATATATTTGCAGATTGCTTCATCATGACTTTCCTCATTTCTGAAGTCTGCTACACCAAACGCTGCAACGAGAAGCTTCAAATAGAGCTGATAGAGACAAAGGAGAAGCTGAAGGAGGCTGAGAAAGAGTCGGATACTGCAATCCATCAGATCGTCAAGAAGAGTAGGATTATCCGCTTCTACGTCTTACTGGAAATGTTGTGGAGGGAGAGATGGACATGCGAACACGCAAAGGTTAATTACTGCAAGCACAGGATAACATTGAGACAACTTATCGATGCGATGAATCATTCCGATAAGAGGTGTGATGAGATTTCAAATAAAATCTCTGAGCTTACCAAGGATTTGAACGAATTCGATAAATAGATGCTTGTCATAAAATAACTTTCCCCACGTCATTTCCTGATGGCGTGGGGATATTCTTTGTTAACCGTTTAGATAGTCGATGACTTTTCGGTTCGCCTCGTCTATCTTCTTATTGTCGAACTGAATATAGAGGTCGGTGGTGGATGAATCCCATTCACTATGACCCAGAGCCTTACCGATAACTTCCTTCGGAATATCAATGCTCGCCGCTATGGTGGCCCAGCTTCTTCTGGCAGTGTACCATATAATATCCTTGTGAAGTGGATTGATTTCCTTCTTGATTAAGGCGCCTCGCTTGTTCTTCTTCATCTCGGTAGGTCCGATTCTCTTCAGGTAGTCACCAAGCGTTCTACGGAAGCTTGACTCCTTCGTTCCGTCATCCAGGATACACAGAAGATGATCCTTTCCCTTATACTTCCTGATGATTTCCATAGCTTCCGGCTCAACCTTGATGTCGTAGAGCCTGCCGGTCTTGTTGCGCTTGTACTGGATGCGCCCTTTCTTGATGCAGTCGGCAGGAAGTTCGAGCAGGTCGGAGAGGTTGATTCCTATCAGATAGAACCCGAGCATGAACAAGTCACGGTACTTCTCCATGAAAGGCTCTACCGGAAAGTCACGATACTTCCTCATCTCCTCGGCACTCAGATACAGGTACTGCTGACGCTCCGTCTTGATGGAAAACTTGCGGAAAGGATATTTGGTGGTAATCTCATTATCTATGGCCCAGTTGAACACCGTACGTATGTTCCTGAGGTCGATGGCTATTCCACCGCTCATGCGGCCCTTCAGAAGCTCATGCGCCTGGAATCTTTCGAGCCAGTCCCTGTCGATGTTGTCGAAATCCGCATGCTCATCGAAGGATTCAATTCTCTTCTTTGTTCTTAGAAATATCTCCTTGGTGCTGTCCTTGGCCTTGGTCTTGATGAACTCATCGATGTAGTAGAGAATATTCTTCTCTACAGATGCAGCCCTTCCGTTGATGATGGCTTTGATTTCGTCCTTCATCCTTGCTGCCGGAAGATCACCATTCATATAGACATATTCTTCCACGGACGCAAATAGCCTTGCTAGCATGGCCGTCTTGGCTCTTGCGTTCGGAACACTCTTCGGGAATACCATCCCGCTGAACTTGACGGTACTCGTGATGCCGGTATAGACCTGGAATCTCTTTCCCTGATAACTGATGATGAAGAAAACCTTTAGGGACTTTCCTTCAACGTACGTCTTGATGCTATTCATACTTACTCACAGATTTTACTCACAATTTTTACTCACAACTCAATTTTACTCACATATTACTCACAAAACTACTCACATTGGCGTACATTATGCACGATTTTGTACCTATTTTGTGGGCGAAAATGATGATTTTTGATTATGTTTTTATAGTGAAAAACGATGTAAGTGGCTGATTATCAATACTTGAGCGAGATACGGGAGTCGAACCCGCCTCACAGGCTTGGGAAGCCCGTGCACTACCGATGTGCTAATCTCGCGAAGGAAAATACTAACTCCTTTCACAAGAAAGAGCCACGAGCGGGACTCGAACCCGCGACCCACGCATTACGAATGCGTTGCTCTACCAACTGAGCCATCATGGCTTTTTGCCCGAAAGCAGATGCAAAGGTAATGAATATTTTTTGAAATAAGAAATTATTGCCTAAACTTTTCTCGTGGTTAACTCTTATTAACTAAAGTTCGTTGGTTGCTATACCGGGTTCATAACAAAAGAGGGACTATCGCCAGTGGATAGTCCCTCTTCAGATTATAGTTTCTTGAATGTCAATTCTTCTTTTTTCGAATTTTTGCCTACCGAGATGGTGTCGCCTGGCTTCATTGTGCCATCGAGTAACATCTCGCAAACGGAATCTTCGATGTAGGTCTGGATGGCGCGGCGGAGTGGGCGAGCACCAAACTGCACATCGTATCCCTTCTTGGCTACCATCTCCTTTGCCTTTTCGGTAATCTGGAAATGGTATCCCAGTTCTTCTATTCTCTTGACCAGTCCTTCCAGGTCAAGGTCGATGATGCGCTTGATGGCATTGAGATCCAGCTGGTCGAAGGTGATGATGTCATCGAGACGGTTCAGAAACTCTGGAGCAAACTGCTTGCTCAGACTCTTCTGGACGATGCTGCGGGCATACTCCTTGTCTTTCTCATCCATCGCCAATCCGCCTTTTA